TGATTAGCCTTATCCTTTTGGAGTTGTGCTAACTTTGTTTCTAAAGCCTTGATAACTTTAGTTGTAGCAATCTTTACGCTAATTGCTTTTTGTCCTCTTGCCATTTGTTTATTTCCTTTCTTATGGGTTTGGGTCTATCTAAGTCTAACATTTTTTCTGTTAGAAATCAAGTTGAGCCTTTTTAGTAGTCATGCTCAGGACTTTTCCTGTTTATTTAGTTAGGAATTACTTAGCCGTCCAAGTTGTCCAGCGAGGTGTGCCATTTACATCAAGTTTTACACGAACAGTTGAGCCGTCCTTGTTTGGCTTGATTTCTGTAATTGTGCCTGTAACCTTTGACTTCTGTGAAGTGTATAGGTCGCCTACCTTGTAAGTTGCGGTTGCTACTGACATTGTTTTTCTCCTTTGTTTTGGTTATGTTATTATTATGACATTTATTTCTTGCCGTGTCAAGTTATTTTTGACATTTTCTCACATTTTGAGATTTCTCTCGTGTGATTTGGGTCACTTTAGAGGGGGGTAAAAAATGACCCACAATAGTAGGGCTGTAAGTAATAAGCCTATTAGTTTCATGATTTCCTTACCTTTTCTTTGTTGAAAATACTATAGCAGATTTGTTGTCAATACACAAGCCGCATGATACGCAAGCAGATCCAGCCTGTGAGATTAGGGGGATAGCCTTCTTATTCTCAGGGCACTTAGCGCCTACCTTACCTATCATTGCCTTCATGTCCTCTTGACCTATAGCAAAAGTTTCTGCAAGGTATGCTAATTTAACGCCATGAGCATTAAATAGTTTTATTGCTTCATCCTTATTATCTGCGTCTGTACTAAAATAAACAGATAGATTATCGATACCCTTGAGAATTTCTATTGCAGAGGGTACACGAGTATAAACCCAGAATTTAACATCGCTATGATTTTTAACTACTGTGCTCCAGGCGAGGGTATAAGTATCATTAAAGAAATCCCCGTCCCAGTGAATACGGAATAACATAGGGGCGTCCTTCTTTACACAGTCTGCCTTAAAATCAAGAATCATCTCATCAAGTAATCTAACCATTTCATCATAGTTAGCGTCTTTCAATAGATCCCAATTATGAATAAGATTATCTCTTACTCCTTTGTAGATTTTTTCGAGTTTTCCTGCGTAGCATACCTTAGCGCATACAGAGGTTTGATTAGGGCATGAATAAGCCTTTCCAGCAGGTAATCCAAAAGTGTTGGCGATTGTTGGGGTTTTTCCATTTTTTGATACTGCATTTGCTACCTTCCTATCCATAGAACGTTTTAGTTTCATGGGGGTCCTTTCTTTAGACTTCTATAATAACATTTTTTTAATTAAAAATCAAGCGACACTCTTATTTTTGTGTTTAATCTTTCGGGAATACCACTTTTTGCTGCGTAATGGGGTGGCGGCATTGGAACGACGTAATTCCATTAAACGTCTTAATTCCTCAGGGGTTTTCTTTCTCATGATTTAATCTTATCATAAAAATATTAAAAATGCAAATGTCCGATTTGTCCAAATTGCCTAGGCGGTTTTGCGGATTACTCCACAAAAACGTACCATTCAATTTTGTCATCATCTAAAACAAATGCTTCAACTTCATCACCAAAGTCATCAAGCAAAATTAAATGATAACCATCATTAGATTCCATTATTGTTTTTACTGTTACAAACTGATCTTCAATTTTTACCAAATCACCTTCTGCCAATTGGTTTGGCAAAAGATAATCAGCGAATCGCAATTCCATACTCATCATTGTAGCAGACATTATTCAAGCCCCAATCCTAATTCATACCCTGCATCTTCTTCACCATAGTATTCATCATCTTGTGGCAACCAAAAATCTAAGTGGTGTTGTTCAATAATCGCATACGCTGGTGCATGACTCATGCCCTTGTAGAATACGCCATCTGGCATAGCAATCTGTCTCATAGCATCATTATCATAGTAAGCATCAATAGCATCAATGCAAGGTTGCACCATGCTTAGTGGTACGGGTGGATAGTGATTACCCTGTAAGTGATAGGCTAATTGTGTTTCTAAATCAAGGACGCTATCTGCTAATCCAATTGCTGTTACGCTTCCCATTATTTTTTCTCCTCTATATCTGCTACATATATATCATTTTTATTTAGTAATCCGTATCTGATATTACTATCAAACACTTCTATTGCTGAGTCATAGTCCTCTGCTTCTACATTTATGAAAGTGTTAAATTCAAATAGTGGCATTATCGTGTTACCACCAATCCTGAAGCATAAAGAGTTTTTGTGTGCATTTTGCCTGAAGGCTCTGATAGATTAACTGTTGAGTATTCGTTAGCAAACCCTACATCAACAAACTTCTGATAAACTTCAACGGCAGTTAAAGCATCTGAGTAACGACCAACCCAAGCAGGTGTAGGGTTAGAGTCATAGGTAACTGTTACTGAGTATAGGTATTCCATTATGCGTTCTCCTTAGTAGTCCATAGTAGGTCAATCTTAGTGTAGTCTATTTCTGCATTATTATCAAGATAGCAGTTATAGCAATACAATTCAGTAATGGATACTGCATTTTCGTTGCATTGGATACAGGTGTCGGTCATTTATGCCTTCTTTCTTAACTTGATAAATCAAGCCTATCATTTCGTACTGACAAAATCAAATCCAAAGTGCAGGTTTCGGGAAAATTGTTGGTGTGTTTTTAATCACACGTAAAGCCTGTGGATAACCTGTGGACGACACGCTAGGCACCTAGCAAAAATTTGAGCAGTTTTCAATCATGCTCAGGATCTGATTTTATTTTCTAAAATCTTTTTTTATTTCTTGTAAATCTTCTTTTAGCATTGGTAACATCATTCTAAATAAAATAAAAACGCTACACGCTAAAAATAGTTGAACGATTGTAGTTGCAGCCCTTGTCATGAAATCATCTCCAAGTCTTTATAGCAAGCAATAGCAAATCTATTTGCGTCAAATCTTGGGTTATCTTTTTCAAACATTAGAGAAAATTCATCTACCAAATCAGCAAATAAAATTTCTCCTTGCTCATCAAAAACAGATGTAGCAAAGTAATTGCCAAGAATTTCTGAAACTGCGACATAGTCTTTTCGTGTCATCATTAGTTGTTTTCTCCTAACAAAATAAACGCATGGCTTCCACCTTCGTTTACTCGGTCCAATTCTGTTTGCACTTCCTCAATGGTATAAGTCTTACCAATAGTTAGCAATTCATTTACTGCTTGAATGTTCATCTGAGCAAATACACCTTCTGGCAGGCTTTGAATTTGAGATAGAAACGGGGAGTCGGAGTGAATGCGTGAAATAAAATTTATTCCGTTAGCGGTGAATGGGAAATCTGTATAAGTTGTGTTAGTCATAGTTAGTTTTTACCTTTCGTGTTTGTTGTTACTACAATTTTAGCGATTTTCTCTAAGTTTGTCAATTGTTGCGCTTTACGCTGTGCCTCAATGTGGGCTTTGAATTCATCTAATTTCATTAGTCGTTTGTCCTTACTGCTAAATAACGATAAGTATCTTTTAGGTTTAGTGGTGCTGAGTAGTGAGGTCGCACCTGAACACGATAACTTTCGGTATCTGTTCCATACCAGACATCAGCCTTTTCGGCTGAGATAATTTCACCCTTTAGGGTTTTTGAGTGATAAGTCTTTCCTACAAGTAGGTTTTCGATAGTATAGACATTTGCTGACATTAGTTGTCACCTTTCTTTAGTTTCTAATAATCCTATTATTTCATTTTTTTGCTAAAAAGTCAATTCGACACGCCGTTGTGTCTATGTGACCTTAGTCACACTCTCCGCAAGGGCATTGAGGAAACTCTCGCTCTTGCTTGATACGATTAGCGAGACGCTCTACCTTCATGTATGTATCGAATGAGGCACCTCTAAAGGATACACACTCTCCGTCTGCTATCATGTGAGCAGCCTTAGCGATTTTTTGTTCTAATGTTAGTGTAGTCATTTTGACCACCTTTCTTTATTTTCTAATACTGCAAGAATAACACACAAAAGCCAAAAAGTCAAGTCCAAACACGGCGTGTCGTATGTGATTTATACCACATTAGTTATCCACACCCCCTGTGGACGACACGCTAGGTAGATTGCCTAGGAATTTTTTGGAGGGGAAGTCCAAAAAACTTTTTTATTTATTCAACAGGCAAAACTTCAAACGCATCAAATTTTTCTAATTCGTTTTCGCTAAGTTTAGCAAAAACTTTATTTAAATTAAAAACTGCTTGAAGATCTGTATCTGCTTCAGTTACAAAACTAATTAAAACATTTTTTTTCATTTATTTTTCTCCTCTAACTGTTCCGCTAATTGCTAATAAATCACACTCTACTTTTAGAGATGTTGTTTTGTTTAATTGTGATGGAAGCGCAGAAATAAAACTACGCACCTGCTTTTCTGTATAGAAAGGCATTTTTTTAGTATTACCATTGTACGAGGTAAGAGTTAGGGTTATCATTATTTATTCTCCTTCTATTTCTCGATAGTCAATTACATGAAAGTCTAACTGTCTCTCAAGTGGCATAGCCTTTAGCCATGAATAAGCAGACTCAAAATCATCTGCTTCTACATCTACGAATAACTCAAAATTAAAAATAGCCATTTAGTTATTCTCCTTTCTTGTATAGAAAATCCCAAGCCTTACGGCATAACACGATAGATTTGCAGTTATCGCAACAGATAACCCCATGAGGGTTAAGGTCTAAGTCATAGACATCAACGCTTGCAGTAGTAGCACCGCAAACTGAGTCTAAGTTAATAAAGGTACTCATCTTTTAAGTCCTTCCTTTCCATAAGTGTTGATAAAATCAGGTAGAGCCATTACGCCCTTGTAGTCCTTACACGCTGGGCAAAATCTATTCCACCCGTCAAATAGTGTTATGCAAAATGCACAAATGTTATCCATAGCGCATAAGCCTTGCTCATCTATAAATTGCATAGTGTCGTTCATTTAGATACATACCAATCTGTCCACATAGGCAAACGCTCAGGGTCGCTATCATAGTAGTAACGCTCAATGTTCTGCTCACAATTTTGGCAGAAAGTAAATTGCTCATCACCGATTTCGGAGATAGCAGATTTCATAGGGTTATGCTCAACGCATTTTGTTATTGTTAGTGTAGTCATTTGAGACCACCTTTCTTTTTTATTACTATTTATTTTCTTACTCTGTAAGTCTAACACAGGGGTCTGACAAATTAGGGTGTTTTTCGGGCGTGTCGGAAAAGTATTTTTGTGATAAGGCTCACATTAGTTATCCACACATGAATGGTCAGACCTGTGGATAACTTTTTCCTAGGTAGTTGTCCGATATGTCCGTTTTGTCTATGTGATAAACACCACATGCGACACGCCGATAAGGTACTTGACTTTTGATGGTATCTATGTTATTATTCTCCTATACAAATAAATAAAGGACACAAGGCTAATGAGCCTGAGCGAATAAGTGTGATACAACTCACAATGAGCCTCAGCAAATAAGTAGCCAAAATGTCAGACCCCCCTGATAGAATAGAATTATCAAAAGAAAGAAAGAAGGTTGCTCATGTCAGCAAATCTATACACAATCGAAAGCCTATTAGTAGGCAAAACCTATCGCTCAAATACTTTGACGGGCGAGATTATTTCAGCAGAAAAATCTGATGTCTGGTATTCTAACGCAGAAGCGTATCGAGTATTAGTTAGAACCCCTTATTCCTATAAGGATAATTACAGAATTATTGCGGTAAAGGTAGGTGAGTAAATGATAAACTCATTACAAATTATTGAGTGCGATACCTGCTCAGGTAGAGGTATTATTTTCTATGGTGATAACGAGGATTACTCCATCGAGCCTTGCGAGTGCGTGTTATAGTGGCGGGGTATAGTGAGGAACAACTCCGCAGAAAAGCACACTTAGCCAATGGTGGCACAATAGCAAATTACGATAGAAGTCATTACAAGAAAGAAGAAATAAATGAAAGTAACAATAACAACGATGAGCGGTAAAGAGATGGACATGGATTTACCTACAAAAGAAAATGTCCAATACTTTATTGAATTGTATCGCAATAACCTAAAGAAAAATCAACGAGTGAAGGTTACTTGCGACCTGCTGGGTATAGATGGTTATTTACAGGGCACGGCTCCTATAAGATAGAGTCGCACCAGTATAAAAGATTAGGTCGCATCAGTAATGGTGCGATCTTTCTATTATGTGCTCACTATTTTTTTGTATTTATTTTTAAATTTCCTGTATCGTACATATTAGCAAAATATTCAGATTTTTGTCAAAATGACTTTATAAAAAATTTTTCAGATTTTGCTCAAACGTTTTTATTTAAAAGTTTATCTGCGATTTTTTGAGCGGTAGTTACAAGACCTTGTCTACCTAATGTAAGCATAGCATCAACCTCTTGGGATGACATATCCTTTGGTGCTTCTGATCTAATATTATCTTCTACAGTCTCCACAACTGCATTTACGATGGTTTCTCTAGTAATCATTTTGTCTCCTTTATTGTTCTTATATTGTAGCAGATCAATCACCATTTGCCAAGTGGACATTTCGCTTGAACAAGTGTTGTCTTTAATTTCATATAGCATCCACACTTCTTACATTTGACAAGTCTTTTATTGAAATGTGGGCAGGTATTGCAAATTTCGAGACGGGACTCAATGAGATCCCTATCGCTTCTTGGCTGATTAGGATCAAATAGGTCTATAAACCTAACATCATCACTCATTCATCTATCTTATCATAATACGTAACAGAATACTCACCTTGATATATTTCAGCATATGACATTATGTCGGACATATATTTATTCAATGTAGTCAAACCAATCTTATCGGACTTATATTTTTGATAGGATACCAAGGTTTCATGTGAAACATTCTCATGTGTTAATTGATCATTAAGGGTTTGTATGTAACGTTCTTTGCCATATCTTTTGGATGTAAGGGATTGATTTGGGTATACCGCCCTAAATGTGTCATCCGCATATTTGGCAATTTCTGAGTTACGTATAACATATTCAACAGATGGACAATTCATCCTATCAGACCATGTTCGCATGTTATCGCTGTAATTTTCCATATTTTTTAAAGTAGAATCAGCGTATGCCATGCGTATCATATCTGTCGCCGATGTTTCAAGATCTAATCCGAACGCAATTAAGTAAGCCGTTGCGAACGGAAACTTTGATGTATATTTATTTATGCCGAAATATTGATTCGGATTAAATCCTCTCGACGAAACATTATCGTTTACCAGTCGCATATGATTTCCAATTGAAACAAAATTTTCGTGATTCATATCACAGTCAACGAATAGGCACTCTTTGACATCTATACCGTCGGCGAGACATAAAACATTTTTATCATATGTGCCGACAATAGTAGATCCATTATATCTATTTAGTAATTGCGCCGAAACTAAACCATCCATATCTGGCGAGATGATTAGTTTTGTGGAGTAATCCAGAGTATATTTAATACTCTCCTTAAGAAGGTGATCCATATTTTTTCTGCCATAACTCAAACATTACATCTGCGTATACTTTATGAGTTACTCCTGGATAATGGCCTTCTCGTGAAGCCTTCCAAAACATACTACTGTCTGCCTCTTCATTTTCTTGCCAATGCTCAAATCTTATATTATCAAGCATATTGACATAGTGATTAAATTTATCATGTAGTTCTTCTTTTATAATATTATTTAAATCTTCGTTCCATGTAGACCACATAAGAGGAATATCTAATGTTTCACAAATCATTTCCAATGCGGTAACGTCTTCATAAAATCTAAATAACAAGTTTCCACGAATGATTGGAAATGTTTTTTCATCTCCCATTATCTGCTTTCCTGTATTTACAAGGATTGGATATGTTCCTACTTTTTTATCCAGTCTCATGTCAATTTTCGAAACTACTCGCAATAAATCTGGAAGTAAAAGAATAATTCCAGAAGGCTTTCCAATTTTACGAATGTAATTTATTGTATTGTGAACAACTACATCAATAGATGAACTGTTAACTGCTGTACTAAAATATTTATTTTTCCCTAAATGTTTATTTAGTTGATATGCCCAAGAGTATTCAATTGGAACTCCAAGTGCAAATGTATTTGAGCATCCACCATAAAGAATATTTGATCCAGCGAGTTCTGAAGAAAAGTCATCACTTCTAAAGCCATAGTTGTTTAATTTGTATTCAAAAGCAGGGTATTTATGCCAATTATTTTTAATAATTCTATGCTGTCTTTTAACACACACAGGATGATCACAATCCATACACCAAGTTGAATAGGAATTATTTGGAAGTTTTATATCTTCTGTTCCGTTAAGTATATAGACAAAGTCACGATTTAATACTCCAAAAAATGGATCTTCTTCTAATTCAGCCATTAGTAAATAAACTCCTGCTTCTTACGCATCTTTCTTCTCCATATTAGATACTTAATTTTTTTAATTATTTTGGATAGCATTTGTATTTTTTAAAAACTCCCCTTATAATTTACCTGTTATGTTTGCTACAGAAGGAACCGCTCTTATTATAGAAATCATAATTGGTGTATTCACTATTCTAGCAGGCTTTTCTGCTGGAGTCAAGTGGTTAGTAAAACATTACCTTTCTGAATTAAAACCAAATTCTGGCTCATCAATGAGAGATGAGATTAAAGCCACAAATAGAGAAATTAAAGAAATTAAAGAACGTCAAGATGAAGCAGATCAAATGCGTAGAGATATGGATAAGAAACTTGACAAAATGTATATGATTCTTTTGGATTATATATCTAGTAAAAAGTAGTTTATATATTATATATAAAGAATAATTATCTCTGAGGGAAAGTCCCCCCCTCCCCCCATAGATTTTTTGTTACATCTAATGGTGGAAGTGAAGATATATCTCTAGTGCAAAGTCCCCACAAACCCGATAACAACTATACCATAAAGAATTTTATGATTCAAACATATGAGATATTGATGTCCATTTTGTACTGTTATGATATACTTTAAATGCTTGCCCTTTGGTCCGTCTCCATACCCACCGACCTTGGGGCAAGTCTATATTTTATGGTATAATCTTTGTATTATGGCAAACTTCTGCGCTCCCGAAAAATTTGGTGCTGATCCAGTAAACGTTCAATGGAGAGTTGTACGTGGAGATACAGCCACACTACGTGTAGAATTTTATAACGACGATGAAGTTACTTATTACGATACTGAAGGATGGATATACAGGGCAACTGCATATGATCAATCTGGAGATATTTTGGATGCGCTTGATTGCGAACCAGCAGATGGCTATGTAGACATTACAGCCTATCCTTCAGTTACAAAAAACTGGGGATTAAAATATGCAGCAACAGTTGCAGAGTTACCATTTGATTTACAGGTAACAATTGCTAATGAAATAGAAGATACAATTTGGACTCCAGTTATTGGAACTATTTATGTGTTAGGTGATGTTACACCAGGAGGAAGTTTATAATGGCAGTTATTAAGATAGTTCCTATGCCAGGCGCAGAAGGACAACAAGGCGACACAGGTGCAACTGGTGCACAAGGTCCACAGGGAGAAGTAGGACAACAGGGTCCAGCAGGTGCAGACGCTGCATGGTATTACAATGGTGAATACAATCCAGGAGCATCTTACGTAGTTGGAGATGTTGTAACTTATGACGGCCAAACATGGTATCGTAAAAATGCAAATGGTGGCAATGTTGGAGATACTCCATCTGAAGGTTTATTTTGGGATTTAGTTGCAGCAAAGGGCGAAGAAGGACCACAAGGTGAGCAAGGTATTCAAGGAATTCAAGGTGAGCCAGGAAGTTTAACTGGAGCCAAACTAGGATCATTTTTTGATACAACTATTCAAACAGGTGGATCAATTAAGGCTATAACCTTAAACTCTACAGATTTTTCAAATGGGATAAATATTGTAGATGGTTCAAGAATAACAATGGATATTTTAGGTATTTATAATATTGCATTTAGTTTACAATTAGAAAAAACTGGTGGATCTGCAGCAGATATTTATGTTTGGATGAGACATAACGATGTAGATGTTCCAGATACAGCAACAATTATTCACATGGCTAATAATAATACTTACAACGTTGCTGCGTGGAATTTCTTTGTAAATTGTGATGTTCTGCCTCAAGATTTTCAATTGATGTGGTACACAGCAAGCACAAATGTTTCTATTGCTGCCATTGCTGACTCTGGTACACCAGTTGGAGTCCCATCTATTCCGTCAGTTATTGTTACAGTAAATAAAGTCGGAGACCTATAAAGAAAAGCCATGGCCGTTTCTAAATCCATGGATTTTCCTACAAACAAAAAATCTAGTTATGCTGCACAAGTTGTAGAAACTCAAACAACAAATACTGATGTATTAATTAATTATGTTCCTGTACCTGGCCCTATGGGGCCTCAAGGACCTGCAGGGGTACCTGGACCTCAGGGACCTGCTGGAAAAGACGGCATACAAGGATCTAAAGGCGAAAGAGGTACCCCTGGCAAAGATGGACTAAGTTCTCTATCTGCGTCTGGTCAACAGGCTGGATGGGGAGCATACTTTAACAATAATAGAAAAGAAATTAGACTTGGCGCAGATAAAGGTGAAGACGGATGGGTTAGTGTTTGGGTAGATTCAAAAGGGTCCAATACCAATGAAAAATATTTACCAAAAGACTCTGTAAGCCTATGGAATGAAAACACAAGACAGTTAAATTTTAAAGGATTAAATGTAGGATCTCAAGTTTTTGTTACTTATAATTTTGAACTTACAACGTATAGTAATAATACAGAGGTTTGGATTAGAACCTTTTTCCCTAAATCTACTACTGAAATTTCTCAATTTGTGGCATCATTAAAATATCAATATGTATATAACATGTATGTTACACAAAATTTCTTTATAGAAGACAGTGCCATGTGGAGTTCTGGAGCGGTACCTCAAATTAGGGCAGACTATGATTCTTCAGTATTGATGAATTCTATATACGTGTCTGTGATATAATTTACAAGGAGGAACTATGGCATTTCCAGGAACATATAATATTTCGTACTATAAGGGTGATACCTATGAATTTCGTATTTACCCAAAAACTCCAAGCGGAGACATTTTTGACTTAACACCATATACAGGCGGAGGATCTTATGATGACGATAATGATCCACTTACCCCAAATGTTCCATATGACAATGTAATTTTTACTTTTGCCACATCAAGAGGATCAACATCCTGGCATAAGTGTGCAGCATGGATTGATTCGACAAAAACATTTGTCGGTTGTGCTATTAGACCAGATGATGCTCAATATTTAACCCCTGGAACAACTTATGTTTATGACGTTCAGGTAACTCGTCCATCAAACGACACATCAGATGGAAACCCATTTACATATCCAATAGTACATACATTGCTGACAGGAACAATTTCTGTAACAGGACAGGTTACTCCGTAATGGCTGAAGTTTTATTAGCAAATGATGACTTAGTTGTTTTGGGCGGCCCAGAATCAATTAATGTCGAAGTTGACTTTGGCTTAAAAGGTGATAGAGGAAGTTTAGTTTTTGTAGGTAATGGAAAACCAGATTTAATTGATATTGGACAAGATCCAAGAATATTTGATTTATATATAAACTTATTAACAACTGATGACGAATACCTAATGATATATCAGTATGTAGAAGTTTTAGGTACAACACAGTGGCAGACTCTTACAAAATTAATTCCTAATACATATGTAGTAAATCAAAGTATTAATTTTAGTACCGCAAACTATTGCTATATTCCAATATCTGCAATCGTAGATCCAGCATATATTGGTAGCACTACCGCTGCAAACTTTAGTATTCAGACAACATTTGCAACATCAGAAGAGATGCCTATAGTGTCTTCTATTAAAACAGAGGTAGTTTCTGTTAGCGGAATAGACAATTTAAAAATAACATTTTATGCCAAGGAATTTGACGGTACTGACTGGATAGATGTAGTAGGATCTAGAACAGCCAACCTTCATATTTCGGTGGTATAATCAAAGGGGTGATGTAAGTGGCAGTAGAAAATATTGGTGGTTTATATAATACAAAGCAGCCTGGATATGACGACGCTGCTGATATTCAGGCAGCCCTAAAAGCATTTTTATATGGTAGTTATACATATGACACTACAAGTACGGACCCAACACAATTACCAAATCCATCATTAGCAAAACATCTACAAAACCTAAGAGATGATGTTACATTTTTAGAAGATCAAGGTATTGGATCCGATTATTTAACCTTAGCACAAATAACAGCATTAACAGGACAAACAGACGGCTATATTGCCATGGCATCAGATTCAAATGGTGGAGCAGTTGAAACCTTATATGCTTCTGCTTTTTATACAAATGAGGCTCCAACTACAGACATCGTTGATGGAGTTCTTTGGGTAGACAAAGATTCAGAAGCATTAGACCTATATGTCTACAATCAAATAGATGATGAATGGGTAAGGGTTAACGATCTTAAGAACATTATTCAGGCAAAAGGTGATATACTTATTGGCAGTTCTGCAGCAAATATTGATAATTTGACTGTAGGTGCAAATGGAACAGTATTAACTGCAGACAACTCAAGCCCACTTGGTGTCAAATGGCAACAGGTAGACACTGAGTCTATTATAATTTCATCCGTAATGGGTGCGTACTAGGAGGAAATATGGCGACTACACCAAAATTAATGTATCGTGGAGCAGCAGCATTAACTAATGCAACACTTTATACTGTTGGTTCTGGAAAGACTGGAATTGTTACTGATATATGTGTTACTAATACAGATACCGTATCTACTACATTTTCAATTAACTTAAATGGAACAGAGTTAATCTCTGGCGCAACCCTTGCAGCAAAATCAATAGCAACTTTTGAAATTAAGCAGATATTAGAAGCAGCAGACACCATCTCTGGATCTGCATCTGCTACTACTGTTAAATTTCATATAAGCGGAGTTGAAGTTATCTAATGGGTTACTCAGTATTTCCTGCTCCAGCAGCAGGTAGCAAAACTATGTATCGCACAACACTTACCTCTGGTACTTCTTACACCGTCCCTGCAGGAGTTACATATCTTAATGTAACTCTTGTTGGCGGTGGCGGTGGAGGTGGTGGGTGCAGCACTAGTGGCGGTACAAATCCAAGTTATGGAAGTGATGGAGGAACTACTACTTTTACTGGCGCAACTTCAGCGCCTGGAGGAACTGGTGGAGTTCGATTTTATGGAAACACTGGAAATACAGCGCAGACTGGAGTAAACGCTCCTAGTAGTTCAGGTCTTGGCGGAAGTGGAGCAGGTGGCACTGGTGTTGGCGGAACAAATGCTCAGTTCGGAATAAACGGAGTAATTGTTAGCAGTACTCTTTCAGTAACACCAGGTGCATCAATTTCTTATTCAATTGGAGCAGGTGGCGCTGGTGGAAGCGGTGGAGATTCTGGTCGCCCAGGGGGCAACGGTGGTTCAGGTCGTATTGACGTTGAATACTGGGTATAGGAGATAACAATGGATAAATTATTTGCAGTTATTGAAGATAACAAAGTAGTCAACATTATTGTTGGCGTAGAAGATGAAGTAGTTGCTGCTAACCCTGGCAAGTATATTGAATATACAAATGGTTGGGATTATAATAATGGTATTGATGGTGGAGTATTCTTTCCAGAAATAAATTTATCGGAGGAAAATAATTAATGTCAACAGTTAGTTCAACCAGTAAAGTAGCATACATGTATGATCAAGTATCAGACACTTGGTATGCCGTTGCTGGAACTGCTAACACAAATGTTGCATACACATGGAATGCCGCACACACTTTTGGATCAATAGTAACCGTAAATGATGTTATCCGTGCTAAGGGTGGAGTAAATAGATTTCAAAACCCAATGGCAAGAGATATGGTAATTCTATCTCCAATTAAGGGAACAGTATGTTTTGTTGAGCAAACAAATGGTGGCACTGATATAAATCAAGTTCAAATTTATAACGGTACATCATGGGTAGGAATGTTAGATACAGCAACTCTTAATACAAAAACTGCTGATTATACTTTAGGTCTTGCAGATGCAGGACAAACAATTTTAATTGATTCTACAATTGATAGAACTGTAACTGTTCCGCTTAACTCTTCTGTACCGTTTGCAAATGGACAGAGATTAGACGTAGTAAGACTAAATACTGGTAATGTTACGTTTGCTGGTGCTGTTGGTGTAACGATTAATAGTAAAAATTCTAACAAGAAAATTGCTGCGAGGTATTCTGGTGCAACTCTTATCAAAACTGGTACAGATACCTGGGTCCTTATTGGCGATTTGACAGCGTAGGTACCAGATGCTTGGATTCCTTGGCAAATGGGCATCTTCAAAAGGAATGGGAAAAGTTCCTGATATTGAGGGACTAACTTTAAATGATGCAAGGAATGCTATTACAGAGGCAGGCTTTAAATTAGGATCAGAATCTTCAACAACAACAGGTGCAAATTCTTCTAACAATGGAAAAGCAAAAAAAAGATCTGATACAAACGAACTTCGTGAATATGAAGCAACTTTAGATTTTGAATATTATAATTATGTTACTCCACCAGTAACGCCACCTGTTACTCCACCTGTGACTCCACCTGTTACTCCACCAGTAACGCCACCTGTTACTCCACCTGTTACTCCACCTGTCACACCACCTGTCACACCACCTGTCACACCACCTGTGACTCCACCTGTGACTCCACCTGTGACGCCTCCAGTTACTCCACCAGTAACGCCAGTCACCACTTACTACTATGGATGGTGTGATCAAGGAACACTAGAACCAATAACACAGTCAACAGTGTATGGCCCATGCTCATCAATTCTTGAAACTTGGGAAAACGCATACGGATATCCACCAATTGGTTGGGCCTGTGGAACTACACCAGCAAGTGGAATTCCAGACTGTACTCTAGCACCTGTTACTCCACCAGTAACGCCACCTGTTACTCCACCTGTGACTCCACCTGTAACACCAGTAACGCAAACATATTATTTCTGTTGCGACGATAACACTATTGGAACAACCACAGCATCAAATGCTACTCAAGCAGAGTCAAATGCTGAATCATTCTGTTTCTCTATAAGCGCAACATTAAACGGAGGAGTTTCTACTAACGTTATAACTTCTTGTACTGGAGCAAATCCACCTGTTACTCCACCTGTGACACCACCAGTAACCCCACCCGTGACTCCACCTGTTACTCCACCAAACACATACACTAATTACTACGGATTCTGTTCAACTACGAATTCACCACAAGGACCTTTCGGCCCATATAATCAATCATGTAACGACTTATCAAATGGACTAGAAAATGCTTATGGATATCTTCCAAGCGGCTTTGTTTGTGGTTCTTCTGCAGCAGCAGGAACACCAAGTTGTACACCAGCACCTGTTACACCACCAGTAACGCCACCTGTTACTCCACCAGTAACGCCACCTGTTACTCCACCAGTAACGCCACCTGTTACTCCACCTGTGACTCCACCTGTTACTCCACCTGTGACTCCACCTGTTACTCCACCTGTGACTCCACCAGTAACGCCACCTGTTACTCCACCTGTGACTCCACCAGTTACTCCACCTGTAACACCATCAAGTACTCAAACATATTATTGGTGCTGCTGTGGTAACTTAGGTGGATGCCAATCTTATTCATTTAGCAGCGCAGCAGAGGCTGCTGATACAGCAAATGCTGTTTGTGATGGAGGATATGGATCTGGACTATGCGGTGGTCCAAGTACAAGCCCATCATCAGGTTGCGGATGTTTATAAAATATAACTTGCAAAACTTTAAGTTTAATGATAGAATGGATTACTATGTTAACTGATAATGATATATTTTTTAATGATGAAGACGAGGCATTGCTAACTGAAAAATTAAATGTTGGTGATGAGTATCACGTTCCTGGAACAATTGTTTGCATTTATAATGATGATGGAAAAATTGAGGCTGCTAAACAGTTTTCTACGCATTCCTGGTTTATAGAAATATTACAGAATTCATCTAAAATAGAATGCGTAAATGATGATTGTTCAATTATTAAGTTTATTGATATTAATAATAATGAAATAAATCAGTTAACAACTACATCACAACTTGGATCAATGCTTGCAAGCAATCCAAAGTTACATTTTGGTCATTCTATAAGAACTAAGAAAGAATAAAAATGACAACTCCATGGGAGAGATATAAGCAAAATTTAGGATCAACAAGGCCTTGGGATTTATTAAATCCTCAAGCACCAAGGGCAACAGATGAGGTCGCATACTCTAGATATAATATATGCTTATTGTGTCCAGAACTAATCAATGCTACAAAGCAATGCAAGAAGTGTGGATGTTTAATGAACCTTAAAGTAAAACTAGAAGGGGCCACGTGCCCATTAGGAAAGTGGTAAGTATGAAAGAATTAGCACCAGGAATTGTTGTTTTTGATAATATATTTCAAAACTCTATGGAGTATATTAATAAAATAGAAGATCAGGGCATGTCTTGGCAAGCAGCAGAAGTCTTAGTTAATCAGGATGAAAATAAATCTGGTACAAATTATAAAGCAAGAGATACAGATCTGATAATGCTACCACATCACATGAATGATGCAACTGGATTACTTGCAGACTTTTCTAAAGAATTTCACAAAGAACTTAGACCATGTCTTGATCAATACCTTGCTTATTATGCAGCAAAAATAGAAAAATTTGAACACCCACAACTTTTGAGGTATGGTAAAGAACAAAAGTTCCATGACCATATAGACGATCATCCATTTTTTACAAGAAGAATATCTTTGACTTATTACCTAAATGATGAATATGAAGGAGGGGATGTAGAGTTTAAACGATTTGGCCTAAGATTTAAGGCTCAAAAAAATCAACTTCTTATATTCCCATCAAACTTTGTATATAACCACGAGGTTCATCCAGTTACAGATGGATTAAGGTATGTGATAGTTCAATGGATGGCCTAAAAACTGCAGTTTTATATTCTTTATATTTTGAAGACAATCCATCAGTTCATCATAACTATAAACAATTGAAACATTCCATATCTTCAATAAGAAAGTTTTCAGATATTGATATTTTTGTTTACATATCATCTAAAACAAAAATTATAGACCAGTTTTTTATAGATAATAAAGTTATTCTTATTGATTTTAACAATGATGAGGTTTTTAAAAGATGGAGCAATAAAGTTCCAGTTCATCCATGGAACATTTGGCTTCATCATAGATGGATAAATATTTTAAATTTTATCAAACAGCATGAATATGATAGAGTTTTATTTTTAGATACAGATACTATTTTTTATAAAAGTCCAATAGAATTATTAAATAAATACAATAAGGACATGTGTTATTTTAAAAAAGAGTTTAACGACGGCGTTGTTCAAAATTTTATAAAGAGTCTTAATATAAATCCAGGAATCAATGATGGACAAATGATATTAAGTAAAACAGAAATAAATAAAATCTTAAAAGACTTTGAACTACTGTGGATAGATACAATTAATAATTTTACAGATAAAATTTTTAGTAGCCTTAATTCAAATACAGATCACATCTTCTTCTGGAATGTTTCTCAATATGCTGCATATTATAATATTCGTCAAAGCAATATAAAATATGAGTATTTTGAAGATAAAGATATATGTTTAGGTACAGACTTTGATACAACAAATAAAGATGATGTCTTTATACATCATTATTTTTCTGGAAATATGAAGAGGTATATAAATGAATAAAGAGTTAGGAATTATAAAAAATGCTCTTAGCCCAGAAGACTTTAATAGAATCTGTGAATATTTTAAAAATCATGAACTATTGTCTAGAATAGGAACAGACGAGTTTGGCAGAAAACTACTTGGTGATGGGTCAGAGTCAATACTAAAAGAATATAGTAATATATTATTGCCAAAAGTAAGGGAGTTTTTTGGAACAGAAACAGCCCTTCCTTCATACTCTCTTTTTGCTGAATATTCATCAGAAACTATTAGTTTACATAGACACAAGGATGCCAATGCATGTACATATACCCTAGACCTAGTTCTGTATCAAAATGAGCCATGGGGAATATTTGTAGATGGTGTTGAATTTTTGGCAGAGCCAAATGAGGCAGTTATGTTTATGGGTGAAAAGTACGAGCATTGGAGAGATACTAAAGTTAATAATTATGATAAAATTGGTGTAGTGTTTTTTCATTATGTAGAGCCAGACCATTGGTTTTTTACAGAAGGCCCAGGGTATGTTGAAAAAATAAGAGAACAAAATAGGAGTAATAATGTCATCAATAACTAGCCCAATCGCTATTAAAAATTTTTTGCCACCGCATATGTTTGGCAATGTTAAAAAGCAAATATTAGATAAAAATATGGGACCAGACGGAAATCATTTCTATCATACCGTTGCTGGTAGATGGCTTACAGAAATTCATTTTGATGAAGAAACAGAAAAAGAAATCTTAGATATAGCAAGAAAAACATTTAATAATCCAAACTTAAAACGTGCAGGCTTTCATACAGCAAGGTACCAAATGCAAAATGGAATTAAGCCACAATTGTGGAAGCATTGGGATCAGTCTGCTTGTCAATATTCTTTAGATATTTGTATTGAGAAAACTGTAGATTGGAAACTTGTTGTTGAAGATCAAGAGTTTGAAGAAGAGCCTAATAGTTGTGTGTTATTTTCTGGAAATGATATGCTTCATTGGAGAACTCCATACCCAAGCGATAACGAAGATGACTATGTAACATTATTGTTTATGCAATTTGCGGAGCCAGACCATTGGTTTTTTACAGAAGGCGGAAAGGCTGGTTTTGATAAGCATGGACATGAGGCAGACTTTAGATTTAGGGCCAGAATGGGATATTGGTCTCAGCCAGATTATTCCGACGGAAGACCAATATGCCCATGCTGTGATTACCGTGGTGTTTTAGAATTTGAAGAAAGATATCAAAAAGAAAAACACTTATGGGAAAATACTAATGTGGAAAATTAGACATTAGACTTTTTGTTCTTGGAGTGATGCCCTTCCAGGCAATCCAATTTTCACCGCCGTTTGACATGTGAAATGCAATTTGAGCATTTAATACTGGATTAAATAACTCGTAGTTTGATTCTAATTTAAACTTATCTCTACGCTCAGGACCAAGGTCGCCAATCATATTTATTTGAAATAAGCCATAAGAACTATCTCCAGTTCTTTTACTAAGGTTTAACGCCATTGGTCTACCGCCAGATTCTTTCTTAGCAATAGCCCAAGCCTCTCTTAGTTTTTGACCTTCAAAACCTACTAAATATAGTAGATTTTTAAGTTCTTTGTCAGATAGATTTACAGCATTTTTATATTTTTCTAACTGATCTTCTTTAGCCTCAGAAACACTTTTGGCCACTTTCGTGGCCTCTATTGTTTCTTGCAGCACGATATTTTTACTATCGTCTAATCGGTTTTCAGAAGCATTAGCGGCATTTGACCAAACGCCAAACATTGCTAATATGCTGAGTGTGCCAATGATTTGCCTGTTATTATTCATAAAGTTCATCATAGTTTCCTCCTTAGAAACGGAATGACACCTTGTTAAAGGGTGCCATGTTACTTCTTAGTATAACACAATTTGGGACATATAGTCAAACAATGATATAATATTTGTCTATGGCTGAAATAACTAATAACTATGGTCTAACTTATCCACAGGCAACTGACTCTGTTAATGTGCATAATGATATTAAAAAATTAGCAGACGATGTTGACGATGCTATTGCTTCTCTTGATGCGTCAAATGTGCGGGTAAAAGTAATAAATAATTCAGGATCAACAATAGGCGCAGCAAAGCCAGTCTATGCTGTAGGTCACATTAATAATAAAACTCAAATAGAATTATTTACATCATCACTATCAGATAATTATCCATTTCTTGGGTTGACAAAAACATCATTGACAGATGGTGCAAGTGGAGAAGTGGTAGTTGCTGGCGTTTTAACAAATGTTAATACTAGTGGTTTTTCTGTAGGAGAATTATTATATGTAGATTCTTCTGGTTCTCTTACAGATACCGTCGTTGGTGGGGCCATTGGAATTGTTGCTGTTTCAAACCCTACAACTGGTGTAATTGTTATTCAAGCAAAAGGCAATGGAACATGGGGAGCATTGAAGGCTGGACTAGCCTAATATGATATAATCAAGATATGGCCACCTTTAGAAATCAAACAACAGATAGTTATTCTTTAGGTTCAACACCACCAGAAATTCGTTGGACGGTAGTTAGAGGAGACTCTGCAGCATTTAGAGTTTATGTAACAGATGACGAAAGAAATCCATTATTATTTGAAGATTGGGAAGTTGCCATGGATGTTTATCGTCCATCAACAGACGAAGTTGTTTTATCTTTAACTCCTGAACCAATTGAGTTTCAAGATGTAGAGGGTAGTTTTACTGTTTCTTTGACAGCAGCACAATCAGAAATTTTAGAAACAGGAGACATCTTTGATATCCAACTCACAGAATTAGATTCTGGCACAAGAGTTTGGACGGTAGCCAAGGGATCTATGGTTATCATTGAAGATGTAACGGAATAATGCAAACAAACGCACAAAAACTATCTAAGCAAATATATAGAACCACTCATCGTTTAGCACATGCACAAATAACAGAACTCGATAAAAGATCAATTAGAATAAATGATATAAAATATAAATCTACAATAGAAGATATTTTACCTTTCAGGGTGCAATTTATAAATGTTGGTGTTTTTGGGTTTTCTAAAGAAAATCCTGCTGGTATTGGAGTTGCAGTTGTTGGCTACAATAACTACATCCTCTGAAAAAAATAAAAAGGGAGTTATAATATAGCCATGGCAAAAATATCACTTGCTACACTAAAAACAAAGTTTGAATCTGGAGATCGTCCAAGTCAACAAGACTACGAAGATTTAATTGACAGCGCTGCTGGTCAGTCGCTTGATCTTGGTTCACACGGTAATAATGAAAATACAATCAACGGTATTGAGAACCCAACAGTTATCGATAACTTCGATGCCACTGAATGGCGTATGGTTAAGTACCTTGTGTCGATTGCTAAAGTAACAGCAGGAGACAATAAATTCTATGCAACAGAATTGACCATTTTAGTAGACGGTACAAATGTAAGCGTCTCTGAATATGGAACAATAGACAACGATGGGAATATTGGCACCATTAGCGTCTCTAGGGTAGGAAATACTGTTTCAATTACAGTAACTCCAGACCCAACAATCCGTCCAGTCACAGTTCGTTATGCACGAATTGGACTTAAGGCGTAATAAAAAGGAGATAACAAATGGCAACATTAAATAAAGACTTTAAGGTAAAGAATGGTCTCATTGTTGAAGGCACAACAGCAACGGTTGACAATTTTGACATTCTTACAAAGAAAACAGACGATCAGAATTATATCGTCAGCCTGATTGGCGGAACTGCCACATCAGCAAATGAAGCAAATAAGGTTGTAAAGCGTGATGGCTCAGGCAACTTTTCTGCTGGAACAATAACAGCAAATCTTACAGGCGATGTAACTGGTAATGCAGATACAGCAACAGCACTTGAGACTGCTCGTACAATTGAACTTACTGGTGATGTAACTGGTTCTGTATCTTTTGACGGTACAGCAAACGTACAAATTTCAACAACCCTTGATAGCGATTTTGCTACAGACGCAGAGGTTGCTACAGCAAAGGGTGAAGCAATTGCAGATGCAGCAGCAGACGCTACTTCAAAGGCTAACGCAGCCCAGGCAGCAGCAGAACTAACAGCATCAAATGCTCTTTCTTCAGCAGTAACAACTCTTGAAGGACAGATTGCAGATGCAGAAACAGATGCAAATACCTATACAGATAATGCTATTACAGCATTAGATCTATCTAATACATACGATGCAAAGGGTGCAGCAGCAGCAGCACAAGCAGCAGCAGAGCAGCATGCAGATGAGGCAGTCGCAGCACTTGTAGATGGCGCACCAGCACTTCTTGATACACTCAATGAGTTGGCTGATGCAATCGCTAACAATCCAAACTACGCAACAGATGTTGCTAACTTGGTTGCAGGAAAGCAAGATACTCTAACTGCAGGCTCAAATATTGATATTACAAATGATGTTATTTCTGTAACAGGTCTTACCTCTGCAGAGATTTCTGACTTTAACACAGCAGCCCTTGCAGCAACAGCAGCAGCATACGATATGTATGGTGCAGCAGCAGCAGCACAAGAAGCAGCAGAAGACTACGCAGACGGCCTTGCAATCAACTACGATGCAGCAGGTTCTGCTTCAACAGCACAGACTAATGCTGAGACATTTACAACAAATGCAATAAATGGTCTTGACACAGATGATATTGAAGAGGGAGGAGCAAACCTTTACCACACAGATGCTCGTGCAAAGGCTTCAGCAGCAAATCTTCTTCTCAATGCATCACTAACAAATATCGCAATTACAGGTAACAGTACTACAGGTCTTATCATCACCGCAGAAAACGGTGTAGCAGATTCTAATACTGATCAACTTGCAGAAGGTACAACAAACCTTTACTTCACAGATGCTCGTGCAGTTTCTGCTCTTGAGGCAGTTACTCCAGACTTCCCTGCAGTAGAGATTGCCTCAGTAGCAAAGCAGGTGGCAGCAGAAGCATCTGTTGCAACTGCAAGCACAAACACAGCAGTTTCATGGGCTAAGGCAAACTATCGTTCTGCTGAATTCCTTGTTAAGATTGCAAATGGAACTCATACAGAGGTTTCAAAGGTTATCTTGACACTTGATACATCAGACAATGTCGCAGTAACAGAATACGCAATGGTTGGAACAAATGGTTCACTTGGATCAGTTTCAGCAGATGTTTCTGGAAATGATGTTCGTCTTCGTGTAACAACCGATAATAACAACTCAACAGTTGCTGTTATGGGAACACTTTTAAAGTAATAAAATAAAACGGTAAGAAGGAGCAGTAAATGGCAACAGTAGATAAAGACTTTAAGGTCAAGAATGGATTAGTCGTAACTAACGGCGGTACATTCGGAAGTGCAGTAACAGTAGGGGCACCAACACTAGCCTCTCATGCAGCAACCAAAGAATATGTTGATTCATTAACTGGATCTATGGCAGTAGGCGATACTGCTCCTTCTTCACCAACAAATGGTACACAATGGCTTGATACATTAACAAATAGAGTTAACTTTTATTATAATGGTGCATGGCACACACAAGCAACAATTGATGATACATTAAACCTACCACAACATATCCACGATACAGCAATCGATGGAACAGGATTTATTGTTACTACTTTCCGTGAAGGTGGTAGTTTCAATAGCCCACAAGGCACTAGTTTAGACGGAGGGTCTCCTTCTTCAAATTCTTGGACTCAAGTATTTGACGGTGGTTCTCCAGTAGATAACTTCAACTAAAATTGATGTTATAATAAGCAGTAGAAAAAAAAATAGGGGCAGAACCCTTATAAGGAGAGATAAAATATGGCAACAAGAATGCAGCAACGCAGAGGAACTGCACAGCAATGGACAGATGCAGATCCAATTTTGGCAGCAGGAGAAATCGGATTTGAAACTGACACAAACCAATTTAAAATTGGTGACGGTGTTAACCATTGGGAAGATCTCTCCTACTTTAAGAACCTAGAAGACCTAGGTGGTAATTTAGACGATTATATTTTGTTAACAGAGAAGGCATCAGCAAACGGCGTTGCAACTCTTGATAGCACAGGAAATATTCCAATGTCACAACTTGGAAATATTATTGATGGAGCACCAGCCCTATTAGATACTTTGAGCGAGATTGCAACAGCAATTGACGAAGATTCATCTTTTGGAAATACGATTATTAATGCTTTATCTACAAAGGCTCCATTGACATCCCCAACATTCTTTGGATCACCAGCAGCACCAAACCCAGACTCTAACGAAAATTCAACAAGAATTGCAACAACATTTTGGGTTAAGTCTCAGGGGTATGCAGATGCAGCAACTTTATCAGATACTGCAAGCGATTTAGCAACAGCAGAAACAAATATTACAAATCTGCAAACAGATTTAAATACAGCAGAAGGAAACATTGGAACACTACAGACTGATGTTGGGTCATTGCAGACTAATCTTTCTACAGCAGAAGGAAACATAACAACATTACAAACTGATGTTGATAATGCAGAATCTGCAATTGCATCATTAGACACAAGAGTAGATGCAGCAGAAGGAACAATTTCTACTACTACATCTGATCTATCATCTTTAACTTCAAGAGTTACTGATGCAGAAACAGACATTGGAACAATTAATACAAGCCTTGGAACCGCAGAGTCAAATATCTCTGCTATCCAGGGAGACCTCGATACAGCAGAAGTAAGCATCACTGGCTTACAGGGAGATGTTTCTACCCTACAGTCTGATGTCTCTACCCTACAGTCTGATGTAAATACTGCAGAATCAAATATTTCTACACTTCAGGGAGATCTTGATACAGCAGAAGGTACTTTAGCAACTGTTGTCTCAGATCTTGATACACACGAAGCAGCAACAACATCTGTTCATGGTATTGCAGACACATCAGCACTTGCTACAAAGACATATGCTGACACAGCAGGAACAAATGCAATAGCATCTGCAAACACATATACAGATACTGCAGTTTCATCAAAGGCACCGTTGGCTTCACCAGCATTAACTGGAACACCAACTGCTCCAACTGCTTCAGTAGGCACAAACACTACTCAAATTGCTACAACAGCATTCGTAAAGGCTGAAGTTGATGCAGTTATTGCAGCAGCGCCAGGAGCATTAAATACTCTTGATGAACTTGCTGCAGCACTTGGAGACGATGCAAATTATGCTACTACAGTAACTAATGCACTTGCATTAAAGGCTCCGTTAGCATCTCCAACATTTACAGGAACAGTTGCTCTTCCAGCATCATCTTCTGTAACATTAAACGGAACAGCACTTTCAACAACACTTGATACAAAGGCTAATAAGACGGCAGACATTGCTCAAAAGACAGGCGCATATACATTCGTATCAAGCGATGTCAATATGATTATTGAGTATAACTCTGCTTCAGCAGGAACATTTACAATTCCTGCAGATAACTCTTTCTGGCCAGTGGGTCAAAGACTTGAAGTTCTTCAAGTTGCTGCAGGACAGGTAACAATTGCTGGTGGATCAGGTGTAACTGTAAATGGAACACCAACCGCTAAGACAAGAACTACTTGGTCTGGAGCGACAATTATTAAGAGAGCAGCCAACACCTTCGTTGTTGTTGGAGACCTTGCCTCTTCATAAAAAGCAGTAAAATTAAATAAAATATTGATAGGAGAATGATCTAAATGGCACTACAAAGAACTGGTGATAGAGGTATAAGAAAGGTTTCTGTACCTAGCCTATCTGGTATGACAAGAAGTCAGTATCAGGCAGAACTTACATTAAAGGGGTTAACATATACAGAGACAAGCACTACTACCTCTGATGCTAACTTAGATCAAAAGATAAATACACAATCAGTGACCGCTGGTACCGTAGTTAATATTGGTACCAGCGTTGCTATTAATTACTATCAGTATGTTTATCCAGGTTTCAGCCACTACGCAGGCTTCAGCCACTATGCTGGTTTCAGCCACTATGCTGGTTTCAGTCACTACGCAGGCTTCAGCCACTATGCTGGTTTCAGCCACTATGCTGGTTTCTACCATGGCTTCTACCACTCATTTAGCCATTACGCAGGTTTCTACCATGGCTTCTACCACAACTTCTCACACTCATATGGTGGGTTCTACCACAACTTCTCACACTCATATGGTGGGTTCTACCACAACTTCTCACACTCATATGGTGGCTTCTACCATAACTTTGGTCATGGTTATGGTGGTTTTAGCCATGCTCCAGCAGGATACGGTGGTTTCGGATCTTACTTCTCATTATCACCATCAACTGGTGTTAGAACTCCAGGAGGAATTGTAACTGCAGGTTCTTTACAAGTTGGAGATACACTTCTAGGACTAAATATCGCAGAAGTAGGAACTTCTCAATTTGATCCAGCAGTATGGACATCTTCAACATTCGACGGGATCGAAGTTGTTGAAACTCAGGTGGTTGCGATACAAGAAAAGACTGTTGATAAGATTTACAACATCAACGGAAGCCTTTTCTCTCCAACACACTGGATCTTTGCAAGAAAAGATGATGTTTATAAGTTTGTTCTTTCAAGAGATATAGATACATCTTATGAAGTTTATGATTATTCTAATCAAGACTGGATTGCAGTTACAAGCGTAACAGAATTAAACTATATTGACAATGTTATCTCTATTAACTGTGAGCCGTACGACAACTTCTTTACAGAAACAATGTTGGTTTTCGATACGAAAGATAACTAATAGTGTCTCGTAAATATAACGACAACTATTATCCAGATTATAGCGAACAAGAGTTCTTGTGGTCTGATGATACAGTTGCAATGAATAAAGAAACTTTGTCAAAAACAAGGTCTACTCCATTTTTAATTAGTTCTCAGGTTGCCATGGAGACTAAAGAATATGAAAAAAAAATTCAGCCAAAACTAGATTCTGGAGAACTACAACCACAATATTCTCCAAGTGATTGGCATAAAGAATATGATGATGGAGCATCTTATTGGGTTCCTGAAAATAGATGGGTTCATGAAACAAATTATAAGCCAGAAAAAGTTGAAGATAACCTATATCGTCTTCGTGTTTCTGCTGATGTGTTTTTTTTAAAGAATAGTTTTAATTATAATTATACTTTAACTGGACAAGATTTTAGCCTTCCAATGCCAATGCCTTTAAGTAGAACTCTCTATCAGCACCTAGAGGTTGATGATGAAAAAATTAAAGATATAAAATTAACAAAAGAAGAGATAGATAACTTATATAGCAAAAACGATACGAATGCTCTGTACCCTTACTGGTATTTATGGAATATTCGATGGCTTCCAAAAAATTCTTCTAAGGTGACATTTTTTACAGATGAAGAAATAGAAAAAAGATTAAGAATAAAGGTTGAAGAAATAACAATAGATTGTCCAGTTGATACCAAAAGTGTTCAGGTTCCTGTACAATTGTATGTCAATGTAAGAAGCAAATCTCCTTATATTAAACATGATGAGATTTTTATGTACATGAGAGTAGAGGAATAGTAATGTCAAAACAAAAAAATATTAAATTTATTCCAAAAGATGAGTTTACTTTTGAATATGCGCCACATCCAGAACCAATGTCTAAGAATATACCTCACTGGTGGAGAAAGACAGAGCCTTTTGTTGGGGGAGAAAGAAAATTAATTGGTGGACAATATAATGAAACAATTAAAAAGTGTCCAGGAATTTTAGATCAAATGGTTACGGGTTACATGTTAAAGTTTCCATGTGATGTTTATGTTGATGCAACTGGAGAAAGCCTTGAAGTTCAAGTACATCCAATACATAATGATGTAATTGGTAAGCACAGCAGAGAGCAGATAGATGGATGGACATACGATAAAAATTTATATGTAGATGATATTTTTAGAGTACACCCTATGTGGGTAATTGGAACTGAAAAAGGATATAGTACTATGTTTATCCATCCATCATTTCATGATGATTTGCCTTTTGTTATTGTTCCTGCTATAATTGATACCGATATGTACATCTCAGATGGACCATTCTCTCTTTTAGTAAAAAGAGGATTTAAGGGTACGATTGAAAAGGGCACTCCCCTAGTACAATGTATTCCTTATAAAAGAGAAGAGTTTAGATCTGAAATATTAGAAAAGCCAGATATGCATGCTCTTAAAGCAATTTCGTATAAACTAAGGGCTAAGTTTGGCGGATCTTATAAAAATTTTATGTGGGAAAAGAAGGTGTTTAAGTAATGGGAGATAAGTTAGAGGATATGTATAAAGATGTTCCAGAAATGGAAAATCTTACGGCAGAGTTCTGGGCTTCAACTGCTTATCAGTTTACACCAGAACCAGTAGCAGCAATTGACAATTTACCAGACTGGTGGAAGGATAGACCCTTATACCAATTACATGACAATATAGACGATCTTAGTGTCACTTGGAATAAAGGAGCAGACTCTGCTGCAATTAGCATTAAGCACTGTATGCCATTTTTTGATGCCCTAACTATGGGATATCAGTTACCACTTGCATGTGATGTTCATGTTAAAAAAACAGATGATCCAAATAAGCCAGAAGTTACTTGGGGAGATGACGAGCCAAGACCAATCGAAATGCGTGGCCATTTAGAGATCCCAGTACCATCAGGATGCTATCCTATACACTTTTTATGGGACATGAGATGGGGATGCAAATTACCAGATGGATGGTCTTTAATGATTACTCATCCAACTAATAGATATGACCTTCCATTCTTTACTATGACTGCAGTTCAAGATTCAGACAGATGGTTTAGTGGAAATGTAGTTACATTCTTTTTAAGAAAAGATTTTGAAGGTACAATTAAAAAGGGAACACCTATTATTCAGTTTATTCCAATTAAACGTGCTAATTGGGAAAAAAAGATAGATCATAGTTTACAAAATCAAGGAATCTGGGACGTAGAAAGAAAAAGAAATTATCTTTATGGGTTCTACAAAAAGCACCGTTGGGTGAGAAAAAAATATAGATAGGATAAAAAATGAAAAATCAATCAGAGTATGGCGATGCAACACAGCCTAGTACAAGTAAATCTACCAAAGAACATAAGTTTTTTGAGAGACAAATTGACATCAATAATCTAGAAGATTTAGAAGTATTTCTTTTAGATCAGTATAAGAGAATTGAAAGAGGAGAGGTTGTTAAGCAAAAACTTAATGATAATACTCCGTGGGATAATTCTGGAAGCATTACTACTATGAACTGGAATAAGTATAATGTTTTTCAAATGTACGATCCTAATATTCATACTCTTTTCCGTGCAGTTCGTGATATGACTAAGGATGCTTGTGATTATTATGAATTAGATTTTACTCAAGAGCAGTTTATGGTTCAAGGATGGTTTAACGTAAACTATAACCACATTGGAAAATTAGACTGGCATGAACATGGAGGAGATGGTGCTCCGTACTTCCACGGTTATTATTGTGTAAAGGCTGAACCATCTATTACTCATTATCGTGTATTTGAAAATGAAATAGAAAATCACAATAAGAATAATCGTGCAATTCTTTCTGAAACAGGGCATCCACATGCTATGGGAGATTGGGACTGGGATGGTCCAAGAATTACAATGGCATACGACGTAATTCCATTACGCTTTATTCCAAAGGAATGGGAACAACACTGGATTCCACTGGTGTAATATGACTTATGTTCTTTTAGTTGCGCTTATTTTTTTATTAATTGTTTTTAAAAAGTATTCTATAGATACTGGACTAACAATTGCAGAACTAAAGAAAGATAAAGATTATTTTAGAAATACATTATGGAATAGACTTTATTTTTTAAATAAGGAGTCAAAAGTTAATGATGCACAATATCAAAATGTTAAAAAAAGAATAGATGTTTTAATAAAGGATATTGAAGAAACAGACTTTGACAACTTTGATGGCGACGCAAAGTATGAGTTAATAAGCGCACTAAAAGAAATTGAGTTTTACGGAGATGTTAAAAATGATTGAGATTAAGATTGGAAAAGCATGCCAGTCGTGGGGACAATGTGTTTTTGATGCTCCAGAAATATTTCAACTTGTAGATAGTGAAAGAAAAACTTGGAAATATTCAGTTCCTAATGAATTAAAAGATAAGGTTGAACTTGCTGCATCTCATTGTCCGAATAGGGCAATTTCATTTAAGGAAGTAAATGATTAAAAAAATATTGTGTAATATTAAAGGTCATAAAACATCTAAGGATGAAGTAACATGCCCATATACAATGAGAACCTATCAAACATGTACTAGATGCGGGGCAAAAAGGATAAAGCCATAATGAAAATTGCTGCTTATGGTGTTGGTAAAAACGAAGAATCTAATATTGCTGGATGGTATGAGGGCATAAAAGATGCAGACTATATTTTATATCTTGATACTGGATCCACAGATAAAACTATAGAAATCGCAAAGTCTTTCGGCATAAACGTAATAAATGCAGCATTTAATCCATGGGATGAAACACATGCAAAAAATACAGCACTTTCTTTAATTCCTTTAGAATATGATTATTGTATTAATTTAGACATAGATCAGCACATGATTACAAAAGACTGGAAAGCAAAAGTAATTGATCATAATGATGATAAAGAAATTTTAGTTTGTAACTTAATGTCATCTGAAGGTTTGGCAGATGGAAATGTTGTTAAAAAATTATTTAGAATTCACAAAAGACAGGGATGCTTTTGGTTCGGATATAGGCCAGAGATTAAAAAATATGGGTATTTCCCAGAAGAAATGACAAGAACTTTTTTAGATGTAGAAGTTAGAGATATGCCAGGAGATTATGAAAGATTTGAAAATAGAGAAACATTATATATAAATTCATTTTTAAATTATGTTGGCAAGATTAAAAGATACAGAAATAATCAAATAATGTTATCTGGCCTAATGTCCCTTGCTCTTTCATATTATGAAAAAGATGACAAGGATAATTTTAACTTAATATATAAAGAACTTAGCGCTTTTATAGAAGACGTAGAATCTTCAGTTAATGTTGAAATCCCTGATCAATATTTGGTTAGTTTAGCCTATACATTATTTAACCCAGAACAAACAAAAACAGTTTATGATTCTTTAATGAATACAGATATTAGCGAATATCAAAAAATGTTTTTGTATTTAAGAATTGCTGCTATTTATATAAAAACCAAGCAATATGATAAATTGAATAAAGTTATAAAGTATCTACAAATTGATAAAGATTTCTTTGAAGGAAATGATAAAAATTGGAGCAGTTATTATTTATCAGATATAGAGTTAGACTTTATAAATATTTTAAACATGTCTAAAGATATTACAGATTTTGAAAAAAATATATTAGAGCAGTTATCAGATATTATTTTTTCAAATATTGGTTATGGCAAAAGGCATGAGCAGTTAGCAAAAAATAGTTTTGATTATTTTTTAGGTAATGGCTATGAGTAATATTTTAATAACTGGAGTTGCTGGGTTAGTTGGTAGTAACATAGCAAATAGACTTTCTATAAAGCATAAGGTTATCGGTGTTGATAATTTTATTGGGGGGTACAAAGACAATGTTCCAGGAAATATTAAGTTTATTGAAAAAGACTGCAATGATCTTACAGCAGAAGATTTTGCTGATATAGATATAGTAATTCACGCAGCATGTACACCACATGAGGGTTTGTCTATATTTTCTCCCAAGACAATTACTGATAACACCTTTGGAATATCTATGAATGTACTAAAATGTGCAATACAGTCTAATGTAAAAAAGTTTATATTTACCTCCAGTATGGCTAGATACGGAACCCAGGACTCTTTGCCATTTACGGAAAATATGACTCCAAAACCACAGGATCCTTATGGAGTCGCTAAAGTAGCCTTTGAACAGTCTCTGAGGGTCCTTTCAGAGGTTCACGGCATTAGTTTTACTATAACTGTACCCCACAACATCATAGGCCCTGGACAGGTCTATACAGACCCTTTTAGAAATGTTGCGGGTATTATGATAAATAGAATGCTTCAAGGAAGACAGCCAATCATATACGGTAATGGTTCACAGATGAGATGTTTTTCAGACATTCAGGATGTTGTAGATCCTATTGCAAAAATAGTGGAAACAGATGTTGCAGATGGAGAAGTAGTAAATCTTGGACCAGATCAAAACTTTATAACAATTAATGAATTGGCATCTAGAATAGCAAACTTATTAGAATTTGACTTAGATCCAATCTATCTTCCAGATAGACCAAAGGAAGTAAGGTTTGCTAACTGTTCAGCAGATAAAGCAAGGATGCTTTTAGATTATAATCCTTCAACTCCACTAGATACAACATTAACTAGAATGATTGAATTTGTAAGAAGCCGTGGCCCACAAGAATTTAATTTTTATTTGCCAGTGGAAATTGTAAATGATCTAACTCCAAAAACTTGGATAGATCAAAGCATTTTTAATTCTTAACAACAACCCTCAATAATAACATTAGAGTTTTATAAAAACAAAAACTCTGGTATACTTAACCAACATAGAATTTAAAGGAGAAAAACAATGTCAGATTTTTTTAGTTTTCGTTTGTCAGAAGAGTTTGTAGGAGAGTATAAAACAAAAGAGCCACCATTCGGTTTTGCAGATGCTGGTGGTAATTCACTTGGAGAGATTACTTTTATTCGTACCTACTCTCGTATGAAAGAAGACGGAACCAAAGAAAGATGGCATGAGGTTTGTCGTAGAGTAATCGAGGGTATGTATTCGGCTCAAAAGAATCATGCTAAAGAAAACAGGCTACCTTGGAATGACTATAAGGCACAAGCATCTGCCAAAGAAGCGTTTGATCGCATGTTTAATTTAAAGTGGACGCCACCAGGACGTGGTATGTGGGCATTTGGAACTCCGCTAACCATGGAAAAGAAAAACTCTGCAGCACTACAAAATTGTGCGATGGTATCTACAAAAGACATAGATAGAAACGATCCAGGTACTTTGTTTGCTTGGGTTATGGACGCATTAATGATGGGTGTAGGAGTAGGGTTCGATACTGTCGGTGCTGATAAGCAACTTCCTATTTATGAACCAACAGAGCCAGCACAAGTATATGAAATTCCAGATACAAGAGAAGGCTGGGTAGAGTCTGTAAGATTAATTATTAACTCATACTTAAGGCCAAATCATTTTATTCAAGAGTTTAACTATGACCTAATTAGGCCTCTAGGAGCGCCTATCAAGGGTTTTGGCGGTACAGCAAGTGGTCCAGCACCATTAATTCAACTCCACAATCAGATTAGGTCTGTAATTGGCGGAAGGGCTGGAGAAACACTTGACTCAAGAGCAATAGTAGATATAGTTAATTTGATTGGTACCTGCGTTGTATCAGGAAATGTTAGAAGATCTGCTACCTTGGCTTTGGGTGCTGCTAAAGATGAAGACTTTATGAATTTAAAAAATGCAGAGGTATTCCCAGAAAGAAATTCATTTGATCCAGAAAATCCAGGGTGGGCATGGATGTCTAATAATTCTATCGCTGCTGAAATAGGAACAAAGTACGAAGACTATGTAGATCTTATCGTTAACAACGGAGAACCAGGCTTTATCTGGCTTGACGTTGCTCGTAACTACGGCAGACTTAAGGATGCGCCAGATGGAAAGGATTACCGTGTTATGGGATTCAATCCATGTGCAGAGCAGCCATTGGAATCATATGAATTATGTACACTTGTAGAAGTGCACTTAAATCGACATGAATCCAAGGAAGACTTTTTGCGTACCCTTAAGTTTGCCTATCTATACGGAAAGACTGTAACGCTGATTCCTACACACTGGCAACAGACAAATGGGATTATGCAGCGTAATCGTCGCATTGGAACATCACTTACAGGCATTGCCTCATTCTCAGACAAGAATGGCTTACCTGTTGTAAGAGAATGGATGGACGAAGGTTATAATACTATTCGTAAATATGATCATCAGTATTCAGAGTGGCTATGCGTTCGTGAGTCCATTAGAGTTACAACTATTAAGCCATCAGGGTCTGTATCAATTCTTTCTGGCGCAACGCCAGGAGTTCACTGGGCACCAGGAGGTAATTATTTCTTGAGAGCAATTCGCTTTGGAAATACTGACCCCATGTTGCATTTATTCAAGGCTGCTGGATATAAAATGGAAGATGACCTTGTATCAGCAAATACAACTGTCGTATATTTCCCAGTTCACTCAGGCCACTCAAGATCTGAAAAGGATGTTACATTATTTGAAAAGATTGCGCTTGCTGCTACTGCTCAGAAGTACTGGTCTGATAATGGTGTTTCTGTAACACTTTCATTTGACAAAGAAACAGAGTCAAAGCATGTTGCTCCTGCATTACATATGTATGAAGGACAATTAAAAGCAGTTTCATTCTTGCCAATGGGAAATAAAGTATATCCACAACAGCCATATACAGAAATTACCGAAGAAGAATATAATGCATATATTGGTCAGATTAAAAAGATAGACTGGTCCGCTATTTATGACGGAGCAGAAAATCTTGAGGCACAGGGCGAAATGTACTGTACTACAGATGTTTGTGAAATAAAAATCTCGTAGTGTGATAAAATAGACTCATAATGTCTAGCGCTTCTAATCTATATGCTGAAAAAATATTCTCTGAGCACCCTCAGTATCTTTGGGCCTTAGATGATAAGGCTGACTACGTATCTTTAATTTCTGATTCCAACAGGGATACATCGCTCTGGAGTATAGACAACGGTGCCTCTGAAGAAACAGAAGAACTGCTAGATGCACCATTTCCAGATAGCATTATTAATAAGATAACTCCAACATCTGTATCATCTGAAAATTTTTCATTAACATTAGTTAGCCCTAATTTGATTAACACCGATGAAATAAACGATGTTTTAAAAACATTTTCCATAGGGTCTTATTTTTATTCAAATAGTCCATACATCTTAACAATTCAAATAGGTTATAGATATTATGATGATGCTTTAGAATCATATGTAGATGTTTTAAAATCATATGACGGATCAATTAAAGATAGATGGTTCTTTTTATCAGAAACATTTAGTCCAGAGCAAACATCAGAACCAGTAAGAATAGTAATTAATGTAAATTATTTAGGATCTTCATTAAATACAGAAGACTATGTTTTTTATATTAACGGAGTAACTTTTGGTCAGTGGTCTGAAGAATTTCAGTCAAGTTCCTTAGGTGTTACATCTATAGATTTACCGTCATCAATTTCTCTTTCAGCGTCAAAGGTTGTAGAAGCAAAGGCATATGGATTAGTAGAAAATCCTGGATATTATTTTATTAATGACAATGCTCTAGTTGCAAAAAACTTTGGTGTTCCAATGGTATTTGGATCTGGAAACATTACTAAGTTGTATGATAATTCAAATAAGCCATCTTTAATTATACCTTCAAATGGAATGATGTCTGAAAGCGGAAGATATAAAGATTATACTTTAGAGTTTTGGATTAGAACAAACAATTCATCAAATACATCAAAAAGAATTGTAGGTCCAATAGGATCTACCGACGGTATATATTTGGATGGACCATTTATAGTTTTAAAAATAAATAATAATTACCAATCGTACTACATAGGTGAATGGGAAAGACCTATTTTAATGCATTGGAGATACTCTGAGGGGCTATCAACGGTATTAGTTAATGGTGAAGAGATCATATCTTTGCAAATTAATAGTGAAAGGGATTCTCTTTCTTTACCAGATGACTATGATGAATCTGGAAAGTCTAATAATTGGATTGCTTTTTATGCATATTCAGATATTCAGCCAATAGAAGTAGACTGTATAGCGATATATCCTTACTTAGTTCCATTAATTGTTGCCAAAAGAAGATTTGTTTATGGACAAGGCGTCCAGTATCCAGAAAATTTAAATGCGTCATACGGAGGCAGTTCTGTTCTCTTTGACTATGGATTTGCAGATTACACAAAGAACTATAATTACCCAGACCTTGGTTCTTGGTCTCAGGGATCTTTAGACAACATAGTTGTTCAAGACAATACTTTAAGCATGCCAACATTCTCAACACCAGAAATAATAACTAATAATACGTTATTAACTGGATTAGATCTACTAACTGATTGTGCAGTCATTCAAAATGAGGAAGAACTATTTTTAAATTTAAAGCCTACAGAAGAGTGGGACGGCATATCTTCTTATTTATACTTTGATAACTTTAATTTATACAACCAACCAGTTCATGGATTCTACGGAATATTTAAAAAAGAATTAGCATTTAATGGCAGCGCACAAGTTTTAATGAGAATAGAGAATGAGTCGGGATATTTTTCAATTGAGTGTATAAAAGAAGATGACATAGAAAAAGTTAAGTATATTCTTAAGTACGGACAAGAAAATCCAATAACTATTTATGAATCTTTAGAGGTGCCTAATAATGAAATTTTTACAGTAGGAGTAGAGATTGACATATTTAGGGACTACTTCGGAAACAATCTAACAGCATTCTTCAACAACTTGTATTCCTCAAAACTGTATGTTGGAGGAACAAAAAACTTTGATAAAACATTTACTGGAAACATTTATAAGATTGGTATATGCTCAGAAAAAAATATTAAAGACTTAGAAAATTTATTTAATAATTTAGGAGTACCAAAAGACTATGAGAACATATTTAATTTATACGGTCCAGGAATTGATTATAATGGTGGAGACGCAGATCAAGAGTTTTGGACATCTTATATAAACTCTGAAAATCCTTTTGAATTTGACGCCTCTGTATTTATTGTAAACAAATTAACAGATCATAAGCCAAGCATTGCTATAAATCCTAAAAATTATTTTGATTCATTTTATGTTGATGTTGATGTAAACGGATCTTGGAAAGACTATGTTCCGTTGTCATATTTTGGACAATACATTACAGATGAATATGGTAATAGTAAATTTAGTTTAGACTTTTTACAGTTTAATATTAACTATCCAGCACCAGTTAAATTTGTTGAGTCTGAAGTTATAGACGAAGACGGTTGGACATATTCAGAACTATCTGCAGAATACTCCTTCCCACAACAAAGAACTTATGAATCTTTAGACAATTATTTATACACTGGTTACGTTAACTATGAAGATTTAGCAGAAAGATCTGTTAAGTCATATTTTTATGATACATCAAATTCTATGTTAAAGTCTTATATTACTTTTGAGTATTTAGAAGATGGCGCTAATGCATCTAATGGATTTTTTACTAATACAGAAAGTGTTCCTAAAAATGGAGTAGTAACTCCAGGCAGCGACTGGTTGACAACAAAATATGAGGTTGTGGATAATATAGTTATCTATCCGCCAAGTGGTGTAGACTTTAATGATATAGCAATTGTTTTTCATTTAGAGTTTAATGTAAATGGAATAAAATATCATCCAATAAAGATAAAAAGTTTGCAGGTGGCATCTCAGGCATTTAATTACAATACAGCAAACAATATAGGTACAAGATTTGGAACACAAGTATATCCATATACAAATAGCGGTTATTACTATAACTACAAAACTAAAAACCCATTAACAGTTTACAAAGGTTCATCCCCTTACCTATATCTAACTAGACATTCTGGGCTAGAACTTAGAGGAGACTATGATCCTTTTATAAATCGTGGAGTTGCAATTCCTATAAACTCAAATAAATATCAAGATTATGAAGTCATGGCTATGCAATCATTGATTAGGTTTAATGGAGATTTTTTCTCATACGCACCAACACAAATAATGCAAATTAATGCAAAGGGTAAAACAATAAAGTTTTATATGGTAGCAAATCATCCTACAGGCAAAAGGGCAAAAATATATGCAATAGACGCAAGTACTGGAGCGTTATATAATGGTGTTTCATTTTATGTAAACGGTCAAATAGTTAAAGAGCCAGTAATAAATGTTAATGAGTGGATAATGCTTGGAATAGGATTCCCTCAAATATTAAATTTTAAATCTTATACTGGCTCAATTATGATTAATGGACCAATTATTTTTAACGCTCTGTCCTTTTATGAAACTACTAGCCTTCAGGCAATTCAGACAGTAGCGGAAAGACCTTGGTCTAGAGTAAAGTTTGCTACTGATGGATTATTTAATTGGGAATATTGGTCAGACTATTTTGTTTGGCAAGGAGTCTTAGTCCAGTCTTCAATAAGTTATTATGGAGTTAGCCCAGTAGATTTATATAAGGCATATACAGGAACTAATAAAATAATTGTTGATGACACAAGGCCATTCAGGTTTAAGAGTTACGAATATTCTGTATATAAGGATATAGCATGGCAATCTCAGATATCAGATCCAGTATAATATGGTATACTGGTGGTTATGAAAAACAAAGATCAGTCACTTTTTGACAAAAACGGTAAGCCCAGAATGCCTGGACAGATAGGCGAAACTAAGGTAACTCTAATAGATAAAAACTATGACTGGGGAATCTATGTTTGGAAAAAGTCTAATGGCAAATGGTTTACTGATGGAAATGGAAACATATTAAATATTCCATCAATGAAGGGTGATCTTGGAAGAATCGCAGAATTAAAGCAGGCAGCAGCATACTATGGAGAGCCAGATGGAGAGCCATACTTTTTTGCTGGTATGGGTAGAGTAACTGATGAAGAATACTCAGAGCAAGTAGATAGAATGAAGGCTGGACTTATACCTAACCTTAACGACCTTGGAGCAGTACAAGCAGCCAAGGATACTATTGCAAAGTATGGAGACGAAGAATAATGTCAGAAGAAAGAGAATATGTGCTCGGCGCAAGAATTGATGAGCCAATCAATCAAAACGATGCATTTAAATCTGCAGATCCATTTAACAAGTCTTGGACAGAATTAAAGTCCTATTCTGGTATTGATAATAATTTTAAAAGAAGAACTAACAGAGTTGTTGAAAAAGCAACTGCTAATAACCCAAGTCAGGGATATATTGATAGTGCAAGAGCAGAGCAGCATGGCTTAGGAGATGCAAAGTCAAAAGAAATTAATCCTGGAACGGTATACAGAAATGGATACGGACTATTTGATGTAATCACACCACCATGGAATGTTTACGAACTTGCAAATTATTATGATACATCTTTTGCAAACCACGCAGCGATTGACGCAAAGGTAGAAAATATTGTAGGACTTGGGTATGACTTTGAAGTATCTCCAAGCACAATGTTACGACTTGAATCTAATAAAGATAAAGATCAAGTAGGAAGAGCAAGAAATAGAATTGAACGTGCAAAAATTGAAATGCATGAATGGATTGAATCATTAAATGATGATGATTCTTTTACAACAACAATGATGAAAGTATATACAGATGTTCAGGCAGTAGGAAACGGTTTCTTAGAAGTTGGTAGAACAACTCGTGGAGAAATTGGATACATCGGACACATTCCTGCAACCACAATGCGTGTTCGTAGATTACGTGATGGGTATGTTCAAATCATTGGAAGTAAAGTTGTATACTTTAGAAATTTTGGAGCAAAAAACAATAATCCAGTTACGGACGATCCAAGACCTAACGAGATTATTCACTTTAAACAGTATTCGCCTTTAAATACTTTTTATGGTGTTCCAGATATCATGTCGGCAATAACATCGCTCCATGGAGACCAGTTAGCGTCGCAATATAACATTGACTACTTTAGCAATAAGGCTGTCCCTCGTTATGTTGTGACGTTAAAGGGTGCTAAACTTTCGGCTGACGCAGAAGATAAAATGTTTAGATTTTTGCAAACGGGACTTAAGGGTCAATCTCATAGAACGCTTTATATCCCACTCCCTGGTGATTCAGATACCAACAAGGTTGAGTTTAAAATGGAACCGATTGAAAATGGTGTCCAAGAAGGATCATTTGAAAGATATCGCAAACAAAATAGAGACGATGTCTTAATTGCTCACCAAGTTCCATTGTCAAAGATTGGTGGAGGTGACGCTGGCTCAATAGCAGCAGCGATGGCTCAAGACCGTACATTTAAAGAGCAGGTTGCAAGACCAGCACAAAGAGAATTAGAAAAAATTATAAATAAGATAGTTAAAGAAAAGACGGACGTTCTAGTATTAAAGTTTAATGAACTAACTTTAACAGACGAAATTGCTCAATCTCAGATTGTAGAAAGATATATAAAGACACAGGTTATGCTTCCAAATGAGGCTAGATCAATCCTTGGCCTCCCACAAAGGGAAGGAGGAGACGAGCCTTTTAATCCTAAGCCAGAACAAGCAGCAAATGATAATGCTGATAGGGCAAGGGACGGAGAACGAATGAACAATCAGTCTGACGGTGCTGCCACAATTAGTGGTAGAAACCCAAAGGGTGAAGGCCGTTCATCCACATAGTTTTCCACAGTTTTTCCACATTTATATAAAAAGGCTCTATAATATATACTAGTATGACTATATCAAAAGCCCATTGGAATACAGAGGGCGAGAATGTTCGCCTTTCCCTTCCTTTTGCGAAGGTAGATAAAGAGAGACGTATCGTCTCAGGATTTGCATCCCTTGATAACCTTGATAAGCAAGGAGATATTGTTACATCAGATGCATCCATGAAAGCCTTTTCAAAGTTTCGTGGAAACATTCGTGAAATGCATCAACCACTAGCAGTTGGCAAGATGGTTAATTTTAAAGAAGATAGATATTTCGATCCAGAGACAAAGAAATTTTATTCTGGAGTTTTTGTTTCAGCATATGTTTCAAAAGGTGCACAAGATACATGGGAAAAAGTTTTGGACGGTACACTAACAGGATTTTCTATTGGTGGTCGTATGAATAAGTGGGATGATGGTTATGATGAGAAGTCAGATTCCACAATTAGAATTATTAAAGATTATGATCTTGTAGAGTTATCTCTTGTAGATTCTCCAGCAAATCAATTTGCAAATATTATGCATGTAGAAAAAGTTGACGGTGTTGAAATTGTTAAGGGTGCAGATGTAGCACTTGAAAATGTTTTTTATGATGAAGAGTCTGGATTAGTTATGGTATCAGAAGAAGAAACAGTCGTTAGTCCAACTACTGGAAACGAAATGAAAAATATAGGGTTCGTTGAAAAAACGGATAATGAAAAAATGGATATAATCAAATTCTTAGTAGATAGTGCTAAAGGCATTGATGCTAAGATTAACAAGGAGGAAGATCCTATGGCAAAAAAGACAAAGGCTGATGATTCAGTCGAAGTTATTAAGTCAGAAGAAATCGCTCCAGAGGCAGATGCCGTAGTTGAGGCTCCTGTTGCAGAAGTTACTGAAAAGTCTGAAGAGACTGTCGTAGCAGAAGAAACTGTTGAAAAGTCTGAAGAGGCTGCAGCAGAAGAAGTTGCAAAGGCTGAGGAATCAGTTGAAGCACCAGCAGCAGAGGTTGCTACAGAAGTATCTAAATCAGATGAAGCAATTGTTGACGCAGTTGCAGAAATCAAGAATACAATCACATCAGCCTTTAGCGATTTAGTTGAAACTGTAAAGTCTTTGCAGGCAGAAGTAGAAATGCTTAAGTCTACAAAGGTTGATACAGAAACAGTAAAAAGTTCACTTGATGCAGTCGCCAAAGACATTGCTGCAACAACAGAACAAGTTAATAAATTTGGAAAGAGAGTAGACGCAGTAGAAGCAGATACTGCTTTCCGAAAGTCTGGCGATCTAGGCGAGATCGTACAGGAACAACCAGAAATGGTTGAAAAATCCCTATGGGGCGGACGTTTCCTCAAAACAGCCGACTTATTTAATTAAGTAATCACTTAGGAGGTGACAATATGTCGGAAGAGATTAAGAAAAACCAGCCAGGAGAAACTGGCGAACTAGGCGGAACAGCACCAGGTCTTTATCAAGGTCAAGGCGCTTTTGCTTCAGGTGGTGTTGGTGGTGTAACAGATCCAGGTGCAGACACACTTGGTAACATCCCAAATGCTAACTTTGGAGTAACCACTGGTCCTAATGCCGTAAATCCTTCGGGTGATGCTGCAAGCGGAATTTTACGTCCTGAACAAGCACGTCGTTTTATCGATTATGTTTGGGATGCAACCATTCTTGCTCAAGATGGTCGTCGTGTGACTATGCGAGCAAACAGTATGGAATTAGAGAAGATTAATGTTGGTGAGCGTGTTATTCGTGCCGCTGCTCAGGCAGTTGGTAATTACACAAACACTGGTGCTACATTCTCAAAGGTAGAACTAACAACCAAGAAGATTCGTCTTGATTGGGAAGTTTCTGCTGAAGCACTTGAAGACAATGTCGAAGGAGGTGCATTGGAAGATCATCTAGTTCGCTTGATGACCAATGCTTTTGCTAACGATATTGAGGATCTTGCTATCAATGGTGATGGTGCAACAGCGCCATTCCTTTCAATTATGTCTGGCTTCATCAAGAAGCACAAGGACAATGGAGACTCACATGAAGCAGCAATTACCGTTGCTGACAATGCATGGACTCCAGAGAAGATGCAGGAAATTATCCTTGCTATGCCACGCAAGTACCGTGCACTTAAGAACAATCTTAAGTTCTACGCAGGTACAGATGCATTCGCAGGTATCGTTAAGAATAACGGTACATTGTCTGATGCAATCGCTGAAGCACTTGGTAAGAATGGTAATACCTATGCAAATACACAGGCATACCTTGATGGTCAAGGCCAGACATTCGGTGGAGCACGTACAACTCGTGTCCTCGGAATTGATGTCCAAGAAGTTCCTTACTACCCTGAAGGATATGTCGATTTGACATTCCCACAGAACCGTGTATGGGGCTTCCAGCGTGATATCGTCGTCAACCGTGAATATGTTGCTAAGAAGGACACAATTGAATATACTGTGTTCGTTCGCTTCGGTATTCAATGGGAAGAAGAAGACGCAATTGCGTGGGCAGATGCTGCAGCAGATGCATAATCTGTAATCAGTACCTTTTGAGAGGGGGAAGGGGTTAATTCTCCTCCCCCTCTTATCTTTAGTATTCTGTTATAATAGTTTACATAGGAGGTTAAATAATGGAAGAAAATAATTTTAATAATGAAGTTAATGAAGCACCAGTAGAAGATACTGTTGCTCCAGAAGCACCAGTAGAAGCACCAGTAGAAGTACCAGTTGTCGAAGAACCAGTTGTAGAGGCTCCTATGCCAGAAACTAAGGTTGAAGAGGTGGCGGTAGAAAATAATCTTGAAGCATCAATTTCTGAGGCTCAAGAATCTACAGATGCAATTACAACATCAGATTTCGGCAGATCAAACTCTGAAACAGTTCAGGGAATTGGATCAGTCGTTAACGGTGTAATTGGTGTTACTGAAACTCCACGTAAAGTAAATAAGCCTGCCGCTTCTGCACCTAAGAAAGCAGAAAAGACAGTAGCACTTTACTCAACTAAAAATGTAAGTTGGAGTCCAGTAGGCAAGGTGTATCGTGGATATAACATTGTTACACCAGATCAAGCAGAAAAGTGGTTAACACGTAGTCATATTAGACTTGCTACACCAGAAGAAGTAGCCAAGGAGTTTGGTCGCTAAATGCAAATTTTGAGAGTTCCGCCATATAATTTAACAGTTACATTAGATGTTTCTAATGCTTCAACTGAGTATGAATATACTGTAGTTGATATGGCGGACTTTTCAGAATTAGTTGGAGAAGTTACTTCTAGTACAGAAAGCAAAGTAATAATTCCACTTTCTTCAAAATATGACACTCAGTATAAAATCACGGTAGATGGAGAAGATACATATGTAGATGTAGTTCGTCCATATGTAAATCCAAATGAACATGGAAACACAGCAAGCGAAATCGCAGCGTATGCTAATAATGAAGAATTAGCAAGAGCAATTATAGACTCCGTATGCGATGTAGAGTTTTATTATAAGAAAAGAGTTTTAGAAACAACAGGACTTGGAGTAGACTATATTCCAATTTGGGTAGATGCAAAAGAAGTTATTAAGGTATATGAAAATAACGTTTTGCTTTATGATATAAATGATTTAGAGAATGCAGTAACAGATTTTGAAATCATTGCGGACGGATCTGCAATTACAATGAAGTATTCTGATGCAATCAATAGAGATGAATCAGCACGAATTTTATTGCCAGCATCTCCAACAGATATTGTTGAATTAGATTATTCTGCAAGAGGATTTCCCAAGGGCTGGGATTATAGAATTACTCTTGAAGTAGGATATAACAAAGTTCCACAAGATATTAAGAGAGCAACCGAGTTGTTAATACATGATATTGAGTGCGGTAAGTTAGATTATTATAAGAGATACATCGGTGCTTATAATACAGATCAATTTAGAATTCAATTTGATAAGGCTGTTTTTGAAGGCACTGGTAATTTAATTGTAGATAAGATTCTTGATAAATACAGCAAGCCAATAGAATTTGTCGGAGTTCTGTAATGGTTATATGCGAAACTCCAGACTTCGCATTCCCAATGCAAGCAGATGTATATCACCCAATAGTTGAGCAGGGCATTTACGGAGAAGTAAAGAAAACTTGGATTTTAGATAGAGTTATTGCATGCTCATTTACTGCTGCTGGAACTGCATTTAAAGAAGAAGTAACCCCAAATATTAATATTACACAAGACAAGGTGCTACTTGGACGGGCTAGAACTGATATTCGTATCTCAAGTTTAGAGGCTCGTAATTCAATTACTAACGTCATTATTACAAATATAAGAGATAAAAACTGTAATGAAATATATTTAGAAACATCTGGACCACGTGCAGGTAAATCTACAATATTTGAAATAGCCACACAAGATCCATTTGTTGGTCCTTTTGGCAGTACAGAATATTATAAGTTAGTTATTCGCAGATCTGAAAATCAGGCGGTAGATGTTTAATGTTAGTTAGAGTTGATTCTAAAAAGTTTAAAATGGAAATGAATAAGATAGTCGATTATTCTTTTGGTTTTATCGAAGGTGTAAATAGAGGAAAGAAAGCGCTATACATGTCTCTCGGACCAAAGATATCAGAATTAGCATCTCAGTTTGTTGATGCAAACGCAAGGGTATCTCCAGAAATGTTACATCACATATATGAATGGAATAGAGTAGGAAGTCCAAGGGCTAGACTATTTGATATTAGTTATACAGTAAGCAATGTAGGATTAACGTTTAAGTCATCACTAAGACAATCTTCTTCGATTAAAGATGGATCAACAGTTCCGTTTTATAATAAAGCAACGATTATGGAAAACGGCATTGGAGTTACAATAAAACCAGTTAAGGCAAAAGCATTAAGATTTGAAATAGATGGACAAGAAGTTTATACATCAAGAGAGGTACGAGTAGAAAATCCTGGAGGACAAACACAGGGTCAATTTGAAAATGTACTTAATAACTTTTTTGGTGTATACTTTAGACAATCATTTTTACAAGCAAGTGGATTACAGGAATACTTAAAGTATCCTAAGGTCTACAGCAAAAATCTAAATGCTGGTAAGCGTGGTGGAAGAGCAGTCGGAATTCGAACAGGATTTCAATGGATTGCTAATGCGGGGGTAGGATTATAATGACAGAATCAACATCAGTATTAAATACACCAGTGCTGTGGATTAATAAATATCTTCAGGAAAAACTACAAGATGTTTTAGAAGGTGACTTTATTCCATTTTTCCCTACTGGACCATCAACATTAGAAACCTTACAAACACAGTTTCCAGAAGGTGGTGCTATGGCTGTTTATGACAGAATGTTTAGAATGCGTAGAGGACCGTTTCCTCATATAAAATGTGAGCAGGTCTTATATTATTTTTATGCTTCAGCAAGTGAACCTACTTTGAAAATGGTTAAGATACAGGAGGCTGTTCTTAGACTTTTAGATCGTGGAGATGAAAGTGCCCAAGAACTCAACACCTGGACTAAAGGCAAGACTTTTGATGACATGTCTTGTAAATTCTACTTCCACGACTTCAAAATATATCAGTTAGAAGAGGCACGGGACATAGTAGATTTCGGAACAGCCCGAACCTATGCTGGTAATAAGATTATTATTGACTATGATTATCATCAAATGCCAGATATTATAAATCAATAAACAGGCTGTATAATAATCAATGAGGAAACATCCCCTTTAATTTCTAGAAAAATAAAGAGGTGAAATAAATGGCATATACACGTGGTGATAGTACACAAATCATCGTAGGTGCAGCAGCACTTTTTACGTATGAAGGCGGTCCACTACCAGAGGCTGGTGTCCTTCCAGGATACACAGCAGGTACATCCTACAAGGAAACTCTTTCCACAGAGGAAGGGTTCCGTAACGTAGGTTACACAATGAACGGTCTTGAATTACAGTTCCAACCAGACTTCGGCGAAGTACAGGTTGACCAGGTTCTCGACGTTGCCAAGTTGTTCAAGCAAGGTATGCAGGTTAACCTAAATACTACATTTGCTGAGGCAACATTGGAAAATCTCTTGTTCGCACTTGCAAGCAAGGATGATAATCTAACTACAGTATCTGGTAATCCAACACTCAATCTTTCAGCAGGCGATATTGGCGAATGTCCAGTAGAGCGTGGTTTGGTTGCAGTTGGTCCAGGAACTGGCGATTGTGCTGACTCAGATTCTATTGAAAGAGTCTATGTTGCATATCGTGCACTCTCAATTGAGAGCGTAACTGTTGGTGCAAAGCGTGATGAGGCAACAATGTTTGAAGTCTCATTCCGTCTGCTTCCAAATGATAACGCATCTTACGGTAAAATCGTAGATCGTTCTCTATAATACAATTAAATAAAAAGATTAGCCCAGCCCAAAAGGCTGGGCTTTTCTGTTTGGTATAATTAATTTATGCCAACTCAAATTTATCCCAATACTATTGTTTCTTTAATGGACGGTAGAGAATTATATATTACCCCATTAAAAATAAAATATCTTAAATTATTTATGCAGGAATTTGAAACTGTTAAAAAAGCAAAAAATGATGAAGATGCAATTGATGCATTATGTGCCTGCACAACAATAATGATGAGACAGTATTGTCCAGATATTAAGACGCAAGAGCAATTAGAAGATAATATTGATATGCCAACTATATATAAAATATTAGAATATTCGGCGGGTATTAAAATAAATGATAAGTCAGAAGAGCCTGTGAAAGATCAAGCAGAAAAGGGAGGTTCTACCTGGGACGACTTAGATTTAGCAGAATTAGAGTCTGAGGTTTTTTTGCTTGGTATATGGAAAGATTATGATGAACTAGAGTCATCCATGTCAATGCCTGAATTAACAGCAACATTAAAAATAAAAAGAGATCTAGATTATCAAAATAAAAAGTTTTTGGCAGCAATGCAAGGAGTAGACTTAGACAAGGCAAGTGGCAAACAAGATGCTTGGCAGGAAATGAAGGCTAGAGTATTTAGTCAGGGTAAAGCAGCAAATGCAAAAGATGTATTGGCCCTACAAGGAGTTAATGCACAAAAGGCTGGATTTGGTATTGGTATGGGTCTAGAATATGAGGATTTAACCAAAAAATAAAACTCCTCTGTGGTATAATTATTTCACTAACCTTAAGGAGGAATAATGGCCGAAAAGCCTTCAAACAAAAAGACAATAACACTAATCGATGGTACAGAAATCGAAGTTAGAGCATTAAAGTTATCATTACTAAAGCCTTTCATGGCAAAGTTCGCTGAATTAGCAGCGGTAACAGAAGACAATGATAAGTCAGTAGACATTCTTCTTGATTGCGTACAGATTGCAATGAAGCAGTACAAGCCAGAGTTGGCAGATAGCAAGGAGCAATTAGAAGAACTTCTTGATCTACCAACAGTATATGAAATTGTGGATGCAGCGTCTGGTATTCCAAATTCAGATGCAGGAGCGGTTCTTAGTTCGCTAGGAAAGTAAAAAATAAAAAGAGGTGTTATGAGAATTGGCAGATGTAAACTCTAATATAAATATTAATTTTAATACTGCCGATGCCTTAGCACAATTACGCAGATTACAGGCAGCCCTCAGCACTTTCCATCAATCACTTGCTGAGGGAAACCTGGCTGCAGCAAATGCACAAAAAGGTTTAAACGCTCAACTTATTCAAGCAGTTGGCGCAACTGGAAAGTTTTCTGCAAGTCAAGTAAAAGTTGCATCAAGTACTATGGCATTTACAAGTGCCTTAGAAAAAAATAAATTATCTCTTCGTGAATACTACAGATATAGCATGGCTGCTGCTACAGCCAATACAAAAGTTATGGGCAAAGCATTTGCTCAAGAGCGAGAAATAATAAACCGTGCACGTAGAGATAGAGTAAAGGCTCTTCAATCCCAATACATTCAATTGTCAAAAGCCCAGGGTGGGTTTATTGATGCTATGAAGATTATGCCAAAAACATTAGTTATGGCAAATGGTAGATTTACAGAACTTGGAACTCGAATTCAATATGCAGCACAAAGACAGCAATTATTAAATCAACTATTAAAACAAGGATCAACTCAACTACTAAACTTTGGTAAGAATATGCAGTGGGCTGGTCGTCAGTTAATGGTCGGTATGACAATCCCATTAATGATGCTTGGTGGTTATGCGTCTAAAGCATTCAGAGAATTAGAACAGGCTACATTAAAATTTAGACGTGTTTATGGAGATGCGTTTACAAATGAGGCAGAGACAGAGGCTGCAGTAGCCAATATAAGAAAACTTGCTGAAGAGTTTACTAAGTATGGCGTTGCAGTTAAAGATACTGTAGAAATGGCAGCAACTGCTGCAGCAGCAGGTTTCCAAGGCAAGGCTTTAGAGGAGCAGATTAAAACTGCTACAAAACTTTCTGTATTAGGACAAGTAGAACAGCAGCAGGCACTAGAGACAACCATTTCACTTCAGAATGCATTTGGGTTATCTACAGAAGAACTTGCAAGTAAGATTAATTTCTTAAACGCAGTAGAAAACCAAACAGTTCTATCTATTGAAGACTTAACAATTGCTATTCCAAAAGCGGCACCAGTAGTAAAGCAATTAGGCGGTAATGTTGAAGATCTTGCATTCTTCCTAACTGCTATGAAAGAAGGCGGAATTAATGCATCAGAAGGTGCTAACGCATTAAAGTCTGGTCTTGCTTCCTTAATTAACCCAACAGAAAAAGCATCAAAGATGCTTGCTGAAATGGGAATTAATATTAAGGGAATTGTAGAAGGCAACAAGGGAGATATTAAAGCAACAGTTGTTGGCTTTGCAAGAGCATTAGATACACTAGATCCATTAAATCGTGCACGTGCTATCGAGCAGTTATTCGGTAAATTCCAGTTTGCACGTTTATCAACACTATTTCAAAATGTTAGCAAAGATGGAACTCAGGCAGCAAGAGCATTTGATTTGGCTGGTGCATCTGTTGAAGAATTAGCAATTCTATCTGAACGAGAAATGAAGAAGGTAGAAGATGCGGTAGGGACAAAGTTTCAGGCTGCTGTTGAACAATTTAAGCAAGATATTATGCCATTAGGAAAAGCATTCCTAGAAGCAATGACTCCAATAGTAAAATTCTTTGGAAGTTTATTTGAAAAGTTTAATGGACTTAGCGATAATACAAAGAAGGTTATAGCGGTAATAGTAGGAGTTATAGCAGGGCTTGGTCCAATTGCTTTGATGACCTTTGGTTTGCTTGCAAACGGACTTGCTAACCTCATTAAACTATTTGCAACAATTCGTGGTGGAATAGCAAAATTAAATGGTCAGACAAGTGTACTTGGAGCAGGATTTAATTATGTTACTCAAGAACAAATTGAGCAGCAGGCAGCAGGTCAGGCATTACATAACACTCATACTAGATTAGTTGAAGTATTCAATGTCGAGAAAACTGCAGCAATGCAATTAGCGGCAGCCTACGGATCTCTAACTTCACAAATGAATACTATGGCTGCACAAAATCCAGGATTATTTGCTGGAGGACTTGGCGGAGCAAAAAGAGCAGTTGCAAAACTACCTAAGGGACCAAAGGGGTATGAAGATGGAATTATTAGTGTTCCAGGACCAAAGGGTGCTGGAGACATCATTCCTGCACTTGTCTCTCCTGGTGAATCTATTATTCCTGCAAAAACATCAGAAAAGTATCGTGGATTAATTACAGCAATTTTTCATGACAAGGTTCCAGGATTCATGGCTGGAAGACTTCCATGGGGCAGTAGCGTACCACATCCAAAAACTCAGTCTGGCGCAGTGCATGTTGGAATGCCTAAGGGAATTAAAGAAGTTTCTCAATCAAGAGAAGTTGTTGATAAAATTGCAAAGGATGTATCTTCTGGAAGATATGCTGGAGTAGATCCAACAGACTTTGGAACATTAATTCAACCGTTCTCTGGTAGAAGTTTTCCTGTGCGTGGAGTTGGCGGTATTTATAGAAAGCCTAATGGAGAACTCGTAGTAGTAAAACCTACAATAGATGAAAAGACTGCGCTTGCAGAGGTTCGTGCTACTGAGATAGCAAGAGATGTCCACGGACTAGTTGCTCCAAAACAAAATATTAAAACTATGATTGATCCAACAGATCCATCAGGTAAAAGAAAGTTTATTGTTTTAGAGTCTCCATATGATCCAAGGTTTGCAACAACGCCTGGAAAGTTTACTAAAAAGGAAACAATATCTCAACTTGTTGCATCATTATTAAGAGCAGATAAAGATTTACAACAGGCTAATCTTTCTGGCAATGTTTTAGCAGACGTAGGTAACGCTGGTGTATTTACTAAGGCATCTGGGTTTAGAGATTTTGCAAAAGCACTTCCTTCAATGGAAGAGCAAGCGATGATTAATTTATTAGGCGTTAAAGGTGGTGCTAAGAAATTCTTTGCACAAGAGACGTCTGGCGTTGCAGCAAACATGACACCAAAGCAATACCATGATGCTATTATAAAAGAAATAGATAAAGTATTACCTAAACTAAAGAGCACAATTGCTGGCTTTGACTTAAATCCTGCAGAGCAAGTCGTATATCAGAATATGATTAAAAGACTTGAAGACGGTAAAAAGGTAGATTGGTCTAAGTTCCAAGCAATTCATGCCAGGGCTGGAGAAGGAGTATCAAAGTTAATAAAAGGTGTTAATGATGACGCTAATGCTTCTGCTGTAGAAAAACAATTAAAGAAATTTGGCTTGGGAACTTTTGATGAATTAAAATCTGCCCCACAATCAAAAAATCAAATAGACGCTCTTGTACAAAGATTAGGCAAAGACGCAGTTACAGAAATAGAAGGTTTAAAAAACTCAAACCCTAAGCAATATGATATTGTGACTGGCTTATTAAATAAAAAGGGAATAACTCCATCAAATATATCACAGCATGATTTATTTAAATATGTAAATGATGAATTAGTTTATAAAGATGGATTATATTATGATAAAAAATCTATTGACGCTGGTGCCAATGTAACGAGTGCTGGTAAAACATACGATGAAGTAAGGAAGAATGTTCTTTATAGATTAGGAGCAGTAACTAAGGGTGGAGAATTTACCAACCCTAAAAAGATGAATGTTTCTAAATTACGCTTTGATATGAGTCCAACAGGAAAAGCAAGTGGTGGATGGAGAAATGCAATACCTAAGGGATCATTACTATACAAGACTTTAGATTTACAAGAAAAAGAATTTAAAGCAGCAAATGCAATGTCTGGAAAAAATGATCCACTTGGTTCTTTAAAAGAATCAATGAAGGGGTTAGGATATACAGACAAGCAAATTGCACAAGCCTTAAGGCCAGAATTGTCTCACATTGCAAAGACTGGAGAGTCTGGAAGAGGCGCTGAAAAATGGCTTAAAGGAACTGCATTATTTGACGTAAGACTATTAAATAACTACATGAATACTGGCAAAAGATCTGCAAGCATACTTGACTGGAATGCAAAAAATAATAATCCATTAAGATTAACTCCAGATCAAATTAAAGAATTTAGATCTGCAGCAAACTTTATGTCTAGCCAAGGTCATCCAACAACTGAGGCTCAAGTTAAACTAGTTCGTGCAGCAGCACAGTTAGATATTATTTCTGAAGATTTCTTAAATTCTCAAAGCAAAAAACCAACAGGATTTCCAAATCTTGGAGAAGTTAGACAGTCTAGAGCGGTAGCGCAATTAATTGACGATAGACTAGGAACTGGATATTACAAACAATGGAGACCGCAATTTGATTTAGGAACTGGTAAAACAGGAACTCAAAATGTTTTGGTAAATCCTAATAAAGAATATATGCTCGATACTGAAACTGGACAAATTACAAAACTGACTTCAGCAAATACAGGAGCAAAGCCTAAGGGCGCTGTTGCAGATACTGGTAAAGCAACAGACCGAAGAGTAGCAACGGAAACTCCAACACAAAGAGTTGTAACCGCACAACAGGCTAGAGCCGCTGGTCGTACTCTGGTTATGGGTGGTAGAGACCAAGGAGATCCACGAGCAAGAATTGTAAACCCTACCAAAAAAATGGGAGAAGCAGCAGTTGAAATGCGTCGTAAAGGATTTTCTCAAGAAGAAATTGACAAGACATTAAGAAAGATTCAAAAGCGAGAGATAGATGCAAAAAGAAGAGAGGCTGAGGCTGCTGAAAAAGCAGCAAAGAGAGAATTAGCAAGACAAAAGGAAGAAGAAAATATTCATAGAAAATCAATTAAAGATGCAGAAAAGGCCGAACAAAGAAGGCAATCAAAAATTGAACGAGACAGAATAAATGAAAGACTTGCTAAACAAGAAGCAAAAGAAGCAAAGAAAAAATTAAGAAATGAAACAAAAATAGCACGTCAAGAAAAGGTTGGAAGGTGGTCTGGAGGGGCTTCAATGGCTCTAGGAACGGCTGGTATGGCTGCCATGATGGCAGGCAACCAAGGCATGGGAATGGGCCTTATGGGAGCCTCTGCAGTCGCTGGAATGGCCCCTATGCTTGCTGGTATGGGTCCTGCAGGTTGGGCTGCAACAGGAATAACTGCTGTTGTTGGAGGAATGTACTTACTTGATAGAGCAGCAAAAAAGGCTGCTGAATCTCAATCTTCATATGTAGATTCCGTGACAGCAACAACAGAAAAAATGGCAAAGATTGGAGCCATAACAAATAAAGTTGGCGCTTCAGAAATCATGGGAAGAAGAAGATCAAATGCCTTTTCTGATAAATATACAACTGGATTTGAAAGAGGAAAGCAGCAGTTTGGAACTACATTCTTAGAAAGCGAAGTTGGCAAGGGAATGCTTGACTCCTTTACTAAAGATTTTGCAACTGCAGGAGACGCTGCTGTAAAGAAATTAGCGTTAGAATTATCTGCTTATATTTCTGATGGAATATTAACAGTAGAGCAAGCAAAGAGTATTGCAAGAGCAATTGGAATTAATATGGAAGACATGACTCTTGCGATGGACATTAACGGAAAGATTGTAAATCTTGTTGGTCCAAATGGAGAAGATTTAATAAACAATCCTCTTGAAACAAGGTTAAAGATTGTTGAAGAAGGAAGAGGACTATTTCAAGATATTGTTAAGAATGCCTTTATTAAGGGAGATTCTTTTGTAGGAGATAAAAAACTTATAGCAGCAGGTGCCGCTATGTCTGTTCAAAATCTTGAGTTAAATCAAGCACAACTAGATTCATTTAATTTGTATTACGATAAGCAAATTGAATCATTAAAGAAGCAAAAGGAAGCAACAACTGATAAATCAAAGCAAGTAGAACTAGAAACAAAAATACTTGATCTTGAAACAAAAAGAGCAGATGGTCAAAGAGTTCTTGTTGCAAATAATGAAAAATTATTAAAAGATCAAATGGATTTATTTAAGCAAGCACAAGGAAGTAATTTAACAGAAGATGCATTCTTTGATTCTTTAAAGTCTCAAGTAAGGACAAAATATAAGGGGACTTCACAAGAGGCATTCCTAGATCCATTCCTAGAGGGTACAGCAGATTTAAAGAGTAAAGAGTTAGAAGTTAAGATAAATACAATTGTTGCTGCTGGGCAAATGCCTCCAGCAACAGCATTAAAGTTAATGGAGAGTTTTGCTGGACGAAGAAACATTTGAAAAAACATTTGATTTATTGACAAAAATTCACGATCCAGGATCTGTAACAGAGTTAGTCAATTCACTAGGAGGCTTGGATCCATCAATAAAGAAAACTATATTAGTTGATGCTGCTGGTATAGACCCTAAAGAATTAAAAGAATATCAAAGCGTCCTTAACTTATTAAATACAATGGATGGCAAAGAAATTAATATTAATGCTTTCATTAAAAACAATACTCCAGAAGGCGGAAGCCCATTACAAGCACTACAAAAACTTGCAACACTCTTAAGTAAAGTTGAAAAGTTTCCAAAGAAATTAACCAAGACAACTTTAATTGATTTGCAAAAAACAGATCCAGACATGCCTCCTATGCAAGGACTAATTGATATTTGGGATAAATATGCAAACCTGCCAGATGAAGTCAAGAAGACAGTTGTTCAAGAATATATAAGCATTTATAAAACTATTGGAGATGCTGAGGCATCATCATTTGTAGCAGAAAAAACAAAGGGGCTTCCTTCACATATTGCCGATGCCGTAAGATCTCAGTATATTACTGGATACGATAAAAAGGGTAAGCCAATTTACGATGTCGGGGCTATTGCTGGAGACCTAGTTCCTCAAGCCGTAAAGAATGCTATTGAGTCAAAGAATTCAGGTCCTGGTACTGGCGCTGGTGGCGGAGGTACTAAAGAAGATCCTTATGAATGGGTATTGTCAAGATTAAAGAATGTAAGAAATGCTGCCATTAATGCTGCAGGAGGAATTGCAGAACTTAATAAGGCATTGGCTAAAAGTGGAGATAAGGCAGTAAAGAATAAGTTTGATGGATTAGAGCAACAGTTAATGGGGATGAAGGCTAACAAGCAGTTCATTGACTGGATAACTGGTATGGATCCAAAAGAACAAGCAAAATGGGTTAAGACTGCAACTAAGAAAAATGTTAATCCGTTTACTGGCAAAAAAGAAAAGGGCATTAAGCCAGGCCAGGTAGTTCTAAGTCCTAATGCAAAGAAATATGAGCAAGGGCTAGATGCAGCAATAGTTGGGGATTTCAATGTTGCACAGCAAAAATCTTTAAATAATATTAACTATCAAGAGCAGGCTTATAGAAAACTAATTGCTGCTGGGTATGACAACTTAACTATTCAAAGAATACTTGAAGACGAATATATGACGCAGCAAATAGCAATTGGACAAATTACTAAAGAAGAATTAAATACAAACGCTAGTCTTGCAAAGCAGGTATCAATTAGAGAAAGAATTAATGGATTAATTCAGAGTGGAAGAGACGCTCTTCAACAGCAGGCAAATATTAAACAGGTTCCAGATGTTATTAAGTTCTTCCAAGAGTTAGCAGGTGGAGGACTTAAATTATCATCAGGAGCAATGCTAGACCTTATAGGAGACCCAACACAACTTGCTGCAGCAATTGCAGCAATGCAAGATTACAAGAATGGAGCAGCAGGTGCTGCTGAAAGATTAAAAGAAATAGTTGACGGCTTAAACGCAATTAAAGCAAACTCTAATATAAAGATAGCAATTGACTTTGCTACTAAGAATTTATCTGAAAAGGCTCAAGCAGGCATGCAGGCAGCGCAAAGAGTTCTTGCAGCAAAAAGAGTTGCCTATAACAATATGACTGTAGGAGAAATTGGCGGTCAATCAGTAACTAATCCTTTGACTGGAAAAATAACTCAGGTAGGCAAATTAGCACAAGAAAGAGTAAATGCTAGATTTAATGCTCCAGGAGGTCCAGGAGTTCCAGTGGGTATTGCAGGAAAAACTTTAACGGGTGTAAAGAAAGAAAGAGAAGAACTTGCAAAGAGAATGCAGGCTGTTCAATTAAAAACAAGAGAGATACAGGGAAGATATACTGCTGCACAAAATGAGTTAACTGCTGCACAAGACAATTTAGAAAAGGCTTTAGATTCAGTAGACAAGAAATATGACGACTTAGTAAAAACCCAAAGAGACAAGATTGATTCTCTTGAAGAACAAATTAAGTCAGAGTTTGAAGATAAGGTATCTGCACTAAACAAAGAAAGCGGAAAGTTAAGCAATGATCTTGCTATTATGGATAATCTTGCTGAAAAGATTAATACAAAATATGATAAGCAGGTAGAAGCATTACAAAAGGTTAGCGATATTAATTCAGAAATTGCTAATAGTCAGAAGCAGCAATTAGGTTTGGCAGATGCTTTATCTCAAGGAGATATCGCAGCAGCAGCACGTGCAGCGCAAGAGATGAGAGCCTCTTCATCAGAGTTTATGTTAAATGCTCAGATGTCAAGTATAGAGCAAGCACGTCAACGAGAACTTGGTAACTTACGTGGTGCTGAAAGTGGATTAACAAGAGAGCAGATAACTGAAAGACAGTTCCAAATAACTCAAGCAATATATAAATTAGAAAATGATCCTAAGAGACTTGAACTTGAAAAGCAAATAGAGGCTGCACAAAAAGAAATAACCAGACTTGAAAAAGAAAGAGTTGTTGAATTAGATAAGGCCAGAATTTTAAATGAAAAGGCTATCGCAGATGCTCAGGCAAAATTAGATAGGGTAAAACTTGAATTAGAAAACCAGGATAAAATTTTGGCTACATTAGAAGCGCAAGATTTAGAGTTAGAATCTCAAGAAGCATATCTGCAGTCTATTGTAGATGAGGCAATTGCGCTTGACGATAGTACTGGAATGACTTTAGAGAAGTGGGAAGAAACAGTAGATAAGTTAATAGATATTGAAAAATTAGCAGAAGATTATGCCATATCATTAGCAGCAGCGGAAGCATCAGCAGCAGCAGCGGACGCCTCTTGGCAAAGTATCTTAGATACTATTAAGGCTATTCCAGAAAGCGTTACAACAAAACAAATTATTGATGAAATTAGAAATATTACTGAATATATTACAAGATATATTACAACCATTGATAATGGAAGTTCTGGAAACAATAACAGCAACAATAATAATAACAATAACAACAATAACAACAATAACAACAATAACAACAAAAATAATAATACTAATACTTGCCCTACAGGTTTTGTTAAAAACGCAAGTGGCCAATGTGTTCCTATCAATCAAAGTGGTGAAGATGGACATCTTGATGCACTTGCTAAGGCTGCTAAAGAAAAAGCAGACGCAGAAGCAGCAGCAGCAGCGGCAGCAGCAGCAGCAGCCAAGGCAGCAGAAGAAGAAGCCCGAAACAGAAAAAGAGGATTTATGGGTGATTGGGGCTATGAAAATAAAGGTGGCCTAATTGCAAAATATTTAGCCTCTGGAGGAATGGCGCTTGGAACAGATATAGTTCCTGCAATGCTAACTCCTGGAGAATTTGTTATGAGTAGATATGCTGTTCAAAATCACGGGGTAGACAAATTAAAAGCAATAAACAATGGGGATTCAGTAGGAGAGTCAGTGTATAATTATAGTATTAACGTAAATGTTAAATCTGATGCTAATCCAGACGAAATTGCACGAGCAGTTATGTCACATATTAAGCAGGTAGATTCTAGAAAACTTGGGGGTACTAGATTATAATGTCAACTTCTAACTATATGCTTGGACGTAAAAAATATCAAAGACCACAGGCTATGCTATGGTCAGATAACTCTGGAACATTGATCGATGGGTTATATGTTCCAAATGGTTTAGAGGTTGGACAAAATCCAGGAACAGAAACAGATGAATCTCAATATGATCAATTTTTAATTTTGTCCGATGATAACCGAAGCCCAATAGATTTCACGCCAACAAGGATAGAAACAAGAGAGAGAATGATTAATGGTCGCATGAGATCACATCATATTGCAGATAAGTTAACAATAGGCACATCCTGGCAAATGCTTCCATCAAGATCATATTTTTCATTACCAGATTTTAACCCAAGCACAGGTATTTCTCCGCACAATGTATATGGTAGTTCTTCTGGACCAGACCTACAATATACTACAGACGGAGGGGCTGGTGGAGTAGAATTATTAGATTGGTACGAAAATCATCAAGGTCCTTTTTGGGTCTATTTATCTTATGATAAATATTCTAACTTTGGAAAAGATGATAACGCCTATACCCACTTAGCGCAATATAGTCAATTAATACAAATGTATTTTTCAGATTTTAACTATTCTGTAGTAAAAAGAGGCGGCAGCAATTTTGACTTTTGGAATATTAACGTTACCTTGGAAGAGGTATAATGTTTCAAAATAATGAACTTAAGGCTCACCTTGAGTCCTCTAGTACAGTTAAAACACAGACAGCAGTTATTGCTGAATGGAATATGAACATTGCTAATAATATATTTAAAATAGGAAACTATAGATATAGGCCAACCGCTTCAAGCAATATAGATGATTCAAATTTTAAATATAAGATATTGCCAAACACTTTTGATGTTAATGACTTAGGAAACTATTACACTGGAGCAACAGACGCAGATGTTTTAGTTGATGGAGGAATTGACCCAACAACAAACAACGAGCCATGGTTTTTACTGCCAAATAATAAAAAAAATAGTATGCTATATTCATTAGAAGATTGCTTTAAAAGATTTAGACCAAGATCTGGCATCAACAAAGCAGCGTACTTGCCTGGCAGAAAACTACATCATTCAAATATAAACATGGCTGATAGGCCAAGATATTATATGGCAGATAAGAGTGATAAGTTTAAATACTGGACATCTTTTAGAACAGACTCTGGAAATTTAAGAGGCCTTGCAAATAAATATGTAAATGGTCAAAACTACATTGATGATTCTTCTCCTTTTGTTGTTTATGAGAATCCTGTTCCAGCAAATAGAGTTGTAGTAAAGATGCAGACCAATGTCGGCTCAATAGACCTCGGACCATTTTCTAATTCTTCAGGATCTTTCTCAGACCCTCTATACGGTGACAGCAATAAGACAACTCCCGTAAAGTGGAAGATACAATCTTTGCAGGGTAATAATTGGGTTGACTTAGTTAACTTTAATCAATCTTCAAGAAGACTAGATGGAACGGCTATTATTAAAAATGATGGATATGTAGAACTAGCCTATGGATTAAAAGTACCACAAAAATATCAAGATGTTTTTATAAAAGCAGAAGAATACTCTAGCATTAATTGGCTTCCAGAAAAATCAATAAACGGATATGCTTATTTAATTAAAGAAAATGACGGTGATTTAGGCACATATCATATTTGGTTTAATAATCAGTATGAAACTTTTAAACCAGAATACGGCTGGTATCTTGAAGAAGAAACTGTAACAAGGCTAACAAACTTTGTTACAGATTTTACAAATCCAGTATCATTTGTTTCAGAGTCAGATGGATCCACCATGTATCGTGAGATAGATTATATTCGTGGTCTTAGAGTTGTTGTTGATACAATGAATAAAGAAAACTCTACATTTGATTTAATTGAATTATCTCCAAGACTAGTTTCAGATATTTCGGAAAAAGTTGTTAGTTTTAATATTGCTAAAATAGCCTCAGACTTAGGTAATAGCGGATTGCCAGTAGGACAATTGCTTGCCTCTACTGGAACTCTATCTGTTTTCGATTATGATAATTCTTTTAATGAAAACAATACAAGCAGTATAATTAAAGATTATTTATCAAATAATATACAGATTAAGTTTTATGACATCATAGTAGATGTAGATGGATATGACTATTTTGTTCCAATTAAAACAATGTACTCTGAAGGTTTTCCAACTTATTCGTATTTAGATAAAAAGGTTGATTTAAATTTAAGAGATTTATATTTTTATTTTGAGTCTATAACTGCTCCAGAAATGCTAGTTACAAATGTATCTCTTAGTTATGCTGTATCACTATTGCTAGATTCTGTAGGTTTTTCAAATTATACATTTAAAAGAGTTAGCGGTGAAAAAGAATTAATTATTCCATTTTTCTATATAGCGCCAGATAAAAGCATTACAGATGTTTTAAGTGATTTAGCAATATCTACTCAAACAGCAATGTTCTTTGATGAATATAATAATTTTGTAATGATGAGCAAGAACTACATGCTTCCATCAAAAGAAAACAGAGACTCTTCTTTTACTTTGTACGGATCAAATGACTTTGTTGAAGAGGGTGCTATAGAAAATAAAAACTCTTCTAATAAACTTGCTAACATTAAAGAAATAGTTTCTTCTGACAAAAATATATATAACGACGGCGTTATTAATTATAGTAACAGATATATACAAAGATCGTATGGATCTATAAAACAAGCATCTATGATTGACAATCAAGTTGCTGCAAAAAATTGGATATATAAGCCAGCATTACTATGGGAAATTTCTGGCGATCAGAATTCAAGGTCTATTAATGGAGAAGTCTCTAGTCAATCATCTTATAACCTTAGTGCAATACCATTAAATTCTAATCTTTCTGATTCCCTACCAACTGTTGTCGGAAATCAATTAACAAATAATGTTATGGATTTAGGTGAGGCAGTATATTGGCTTGGTAGAAATTCTGGATATTTTTATGCTAATGGAGAAATCATTAGATTTGATGCAGTTCAGTATAACATCCCTGGTGCAGAAAAAATAATATCAAGAGAAGAATCTAACGGTCAAGTTTCATTTAGCACAAGCACGGTAGGCGCAATTGGAAACGTATGGATTAGTAGTAATCAAGAATATCAAGACTATATGTCTAAGTTGCCGTTCAATGGAAAGGTATACCCAACTGGCCTAGTAAGAATATACTCAGAACCGAAGTATGAGGATATCAATGGAATTACTGTTATGAAAAACGGTGCAGTAGCAAGACATGGTAGAGGACAGTTTGGCACACCAATTGTTTACCATAATGCTGGACTTCCACAACATTGGAAAGATGATAACTTCTTACGTGGAATGAACATGAAATCAAAACATTTATTTGGATTAACAAATGGAGATGTTTATACCAATGATGCAATTGCAACTCTACCACTTTCTACAAATGCTGCTGGAGTAAATAATGTAAGATCTAAACAAAATATTAGAACTGGAATTATAAAAAATTTCTTATCCTATTCTTATTTAAATGAATCTGAAAATAATACAAACCTATCTACACAAGCAGGGTCTATGCAATCATCTGCACTTGTTATGAGTGGGCCATCATTTAGCACAACAGAGTCACCATTAGAATTCTTATCATATCAATATAAACCTTTAGACAATAAGTATAAGCATTTTGGAACTAGAATGAGAATTATTGGAAAGATAGAAATTAGTGAAACTAAAGAACAGACTCCAGTAAATGCTACACCATACTATGTTTTGCCTGGAACACAACCAAACCAACAGTTAAATATTTCTGGAGGTTCAGGTGGTATTGCAGTTATGATGAATCCATCAACAAATGTAGGATACTATTTTGAAATTATTGCCTTAACAGAAAAGGATGTAAGTCAATATTCTTCTGACGTAGATAATTTGCACAATATTATTTTTTATAAAATATATTCTGACAGTGATGGAAATGCTATACCAATTAAACTTTGGGGTGGTTTAAGTAACATTATTGTAGATGATGGAAAGTTTACTGGACAGGCCAGAATGTTAGGCGAAGAAAATCCAACGGTATACGATCTTGCTGTTGAATATCAAGACATTCAATCTACAAGAAGATTTTATTTGTATATAAATAATAACTTAGTAAAGGTTGTTGACGATACCTCTCCTCTACCAATATATAACAATGTCGCCTTATTTGTAAGGGGTGGCTCAAAGTGCATGTTTGAAAATATCTATGCACTTACAAATAACTACAGTCAAAACACCTCTTTTGCTTTAGCAACCCCAGTATCTGCAGCATTCGGAGACGAACAAATTAATGCAAATGAATCTTTTAGAAAATATGCTATGTCTGGTATAGTTCAGTCAACATACCTATCTGGAATCAGTCCAAACCAGCCACCTTCCTTTAATATATATTTTGATGAGTTTGGAACGATAATGCGTGAGGCAGCATACATAAAAACAAAATATGACAAGGCTTATCCAGCGCTATACTCTCAACTGTCTCCTGTATTTAATAGAATTAAAGGATATGTTGTTTCTGGATTTAGAGGCGGTTCCTATGGCGCAGAATTTTTAATTTTTAATTCAACAGATACTTCTTTAAACTTAGATGAAACAAGTGGTAACTATTTAAGAATTCAGGGCATAACATTTACGCAAGAATCAAATGATCAATTAACTGTAGATAATTATTTTGCAAAGAATAGTAATTTTTCTGATCCTGCAATTAATAAAGACGGTACAATTGTTTCTCCAATAAGGTCATCTATTGACTATGATAAAATTAAAACTAGCAGACTGTCGTATGGTAAAAAAGATTTTTCTTTAGATCCAGTATATATACAGTCAAATGATGATGCAAATGATTTGATGGGATGGATGATAAATAAAATATTAAGACCAAGGAAAAGTGTTGGTGTAAAAATATTTAGCAATCCTATAATTCAATTGGGAGATATTGTAAATATTTTTTATAAAGATGAAGAAGGACAAGACATTATTTCATCAGAAAATAATAACTTTGTTGTTTATCATATAGAATATAATAGGGATTCTTCAGGGCCAGAAATGGTTTTGTATTTAAGCGAGGTATAAAATGTCAACATTAAATAGTACACCAGACAATCCGCAGAAACCTGCATCAGATAATACAAGCGATGTAAAGGTTGCCACTACTGACATTATCTTATTTGACGATGAAACAATGCCAATAGAAATAATGACTGACCTTATATTTGAAAATATTGGTGGTCAAGAACTTATTAACATATTGCGATCAGATTTGGTAAATGGACAAAACGTAGTTTATCAACCAATTAAAAATTTAACCAACCTATACTTTCAATATAACCCACAAAACATTTTAGCATTGCAAGATATAGATATTAATTATTTTAGAAAGTTTCCTATAAACTTTTTAAGCAAGGTTCCTAACTGCGGTACTGGTCCAAATTGTCAGACAGTATACTTAGACGAAGATGGAAACCTGGTCATTAATGTAATCAATATGGCTCCAGATGAGCAAGTAGAGGTTTCTATTATTTCTGACGGGACAGTATTAGATGATACAATATATGGGGTGACATTATGATAACTAACACAGGAAAAGGCATTCTTGCCAAATATCTTATAGGGCAAACCCCAGCGTATGCCTCATACATAGCCATAGGCTGCGGTGCCAAGCCAATAGCGACCAATCAGTCTTTTGGGGACTATAGCGATAGGCAGTCTTTAGATTTTGAAATGTTTAGAGTGCCAATCACATCCCGTGGATATGTAAATGAAGATGGCATTAATAAGATAGTTTTAACAGCAGAATTACCAACAGACGAAAGATATGAAATATCAGAAGTTGGTGTATATTCCGCTGGTGCTAACCCATCTGCTGGGGCATATGACAGTAGATCTCTTTTTGCTTTTACTGTAAATGAAAACTGGGAGTATCATAGAGAACTTGGTGCTGGTGCATTAGATGTAAAATATTCTCCTTTAGACGATTCAGATAACGATAATATAATTAATGATTTTAATCAAACAATCGGAGATCAAACATTTGTAGCAAAAGTATTTCAAACAAACTCCGACAATATAACATTCACTAACTCAGATAGATTAAGTAGATATGAACGTGCAAGATTTTACAATAATATAGTTATGATGCGTGGAGACGTTTCTAATTTAGGAATGTCTGGAGATCATTTGTCTATTGATTCTGGATCTGAGCACATGCACTTACTTGGTACTGCATTAGATTTTAATAAGAATGCCCCAACAGATCAGATAAAGTTAGGGTTTAGCATTATTAACAAAGACCCAGATCCATCAATAATTCCAGAAGAGGTTAGAATTATTCTTGAGTTTGCAGAAACTGATACATCTGGATCAGGTCAGTGGGCAAGGTTTGAAGTTATTATGTCATCAGAGGATTATGATTTTTCAGCCAATAGATATTATGTTATCACAAAAGAGTTACAAGAGTTACACAAAAGTATAGGTTTCACATGGAACAATGTTAGTATTGTAAAAATATATACAACAGTGTTAAAAAATAGCATCCCTTCTTCTGATTTTTATGTAGGGCTTGACGCTATTAGATTTGAAAATATTTCTACAGTAAATCCAGTTTATGGAATGACTGGTTATACGGTTATTAAAAATAACAATGCAGAGACTATAGTAAAGGCAGCAAATACAACTAACTATATTGAGTTTAGATTTGCAATGGATGTACAATAATGGCAAATCCAGATCAGGGTATAAAAAAAATAATTATACCAAAGTCAAAGTTGCCAGGGTTTTTCGGTGAAAATAGACAATACATTTTGCGCTATAGATTTATATCTGAAGATAAAAATAGAACTTCTCATTGGTCTCCAGTTTATAAGATAATTGCAGAGGACACTCCAAGTGAAATATTAAATAGTCTGGTTATTGATACTGCTAATAGAGTTATCAATTTAGCCTGGGAGCCACAGGAAAATATTGAAGAGTATTTTATTTATATTAAATGGAATAATTCTGGGTGGCAATATTATACTAAAACAACCCAGCCAAATTATTCTATAGTATACGGGCCAGAAAAAGATTATATTCATATTGCAGTACAGCCTAAAACTATTCCATTAGAAAGATTTGCAGATGCCATACTTTTTGAAAATGAGGGCAGTCTGATATAATTAGACAGGAGGAAATATGGCAAAAATACCAACACCAGAACCAGGACAACCAATTGATGTTTCTTACATTAATGAAATTGTAAAAGCAGTTAACGATTTATCAGTTCAAATATCTCCAGCAATCTATAAGTATGTAACGGTTGACGTTCCAAACTTTTCTTCACAAAGCGCCAAGATTTCTGAAACAAGAGTTATTGCAGGATATACAGACGTATTTAAGGGAAGCCAGAGCGTAGGCGGTCAAAAAGATTTCTCTTATCCATTTAAACCAGAATTTAAATACCCGCCAATAGTTACAGCAAGTCCAGTCAATATTGGTGGAACTGATGCTGGTAAAAATATAAGCGTAGTTATAAAGTCTGTAACAACATCAAGAGTAGACGGGGTAGTTAATTTTAACGTAAACGGAGATGTATCAGTCGGTGTTAATTTAATTATTGTGGGTATTCCTAATTAATGATTAAGTGCAAAAAATGTTCTAGAAATATGATGATAGATAGAATTTTTAATTCTTTATCTCATCTAGAAATTTTTTGTTTATTCTGCGGATCAAGAAAATTCTTTCATCCGCCATCAGAATCAGAGGACGGAAGATGGCTGTTAAAAAAGGAAATAGAACGAGCGAAGATTACAATGTCGCCCCTGTAATTCCTGGCAATAAAAAAGTCTGGTTCTTAAACGGTGACTTAGTAAGAGTCATGCACTATAACAGATCTAATGGCATTATGTCTGTTTATAATATTAATAAGGATAGAATTGAAAGTTGTTTAGTTAATGATTTTAAAAACAAAAGAGAAAGAGCATATACTGTAGGAGAAACTGCAGATTTAGTTAATCGTCATAAAAAATATATGCCATCATTAATGAAGCGTGGAGTCATACCTTTTCCAACTGGATCACAAAAGGGTGGTGCAAGAGGTTGGCAGGTAAGGTCGTATTATTCTGAATCGCAAGTAAAAGAGATACGTGATATACTTGCATCATATCATATAGGAAGACCAAGAAAAGATAATTTAATAACAAATGATATTACGCCTACAAAAGCAGAGTTGACACGAAGAATGGGCGATGGTATACTTACATATACGAGAACCGAAGACGGTAGATTTATACCTATTTGGTCTGAATCAATATAATAGAAGGGTATGAAATGGAAGACACAAAGGTATCAGTAACACTTGGATACACATTAAACCTTGGAAACTTTCAATCACTAAGATTAGATCTTGGTATTGTAGATTCTAAGCGTGACGGAGAAAATACAGATCAAGCCTTTGAGCGTGTATATAAATTCGTTGAAGATAAATTAACAGCAAAAATTACAGAAGCAAAGATAGAACTAGAAGAAACTGAATAGTGTGACTGATAAACAGAAGCGATTGGCTCTGTTAAGCAGGTTTGATAAACACTATAAGTTTAAACTAGAACAGAAGCCACAATACAATAAGTGGATTGAACAGTGGTCTGCTGATGCTTTAATTGAGTCCTATGGCATGGACGTTTGTTATGAGTTGCTAGAATATTATTTTGAGGTAACAGAAAATCCAACATGGAATCATTTTGCGTATGTTGCACATGATATACTTAAAGCAAAGCAAGAACAAGAAAAAGATTTAAAAGACAGAGAAGAGCGTAGGAAGTTGGCTAAGGAGTGGTTAGGTGAGTAATTCAGAGTCAAGACTAATCTCTGCTGTATTACAGGATAAGCAGGCTCACGTACTATTACAGGCTAACATAGATAACATATTAAAAACTCATGTGGACCTGTGGCAATTTATTAGAAATTATTATGAGAACAATGGCACAGTTCCACCAACATCTCTTGTTGTAGAAAAGTTTAGAGATTTTGAACCAGTAAAAGATATCGGATCTACAAAGCATCACCTTGAAGAACTTCAGGCTGAATATTTAACAAATAGCCTAAAAGATATTTTAAGATCTACAGCCATTGACGTTCAGGGCGGACTTGGAGTAGAGGCTTTAGAGTCTTTAATATCTAAAACATCTGAACTTAGAAAAAATACTGCAGCAATTCGTGATATCGATGTTACAGATTTAGATTCTGCAGTTGCTTATTTTGAAAATTTAAAACAGCAACAAGAGGCTGGAGCACTTGGTATTAAAACAGGTCTTCCAGGATTTGATAACTATTTGCCTTCTGGAATTATGCCAGGACAATTAGGAGTATTTCTAGCATACCCAGGTATTGGCAAGTCATGGCTTTCTTTGTACTTTGCTGTTCAGGCTTGGAAGCAGGGTCGTAGCCCAATGATTATATCTCTTGAAATGTCAGAAACAGAAGTTAGAAATCGTGTGTTTGCTATCATGGGAGAGGGCTTGTGGTCTCATCGCAAACTTAGCGCTGGTCAGATTGAACTAGATATGCTTAAGTCTTGGCACACAAAAACTGTTCAAGGTAAACCAGAGTTTCATATTATTTCTAATGATACTGGTGGAGATATTACCCCTTCAGTTCTTCGTGGAAAGATTGATCAGTACAAACCAGACTTTGTTATTGTTGACTATTTACAACTTATGTCACCAAACCAGAAGTCTGATAATGAAACAGTTAGAATGAAAAATCTTTCTCGTGAATTAAAGTTAATGGCTATTTCAGAAGAGGTTCCGATTATTGCTATTTCATCTGCAACTCCAGATGATGTAACTAAACTAGAAACCGTGCCGACCCTTGGTCAGACAGCATGGTCTAGACAGATAGCATATGATGCAGACTGGGTATTGGCTTTGGGTAGAGGAAATAACAGCGATATTATTGAATGTGTATTTCGTAAGAATCGTAATGGATTTATGGGAGAATTTTTAGTACAGGCAGATTTTGACAAGGGATACTACAGATATAAGGATTATGAAGATAAGTCGGTATAATATATTTCATGACAAGGTATCATCACAAGCCAATCAAAAAGTTTGGCCTGGACGGAGTAATACATGATGAATCTGCTATTGGTAGACTCAAGGCAGAGTATATACGCCTTATTGTTTCTGAAATGCGACTTTCTGGATATGTTCCAAGGTTTGACATTGAGCCAGACTTTACGATAGACTATAATGAAAAGAAAAGATATTTTGAGTTTGAACTTACAATACATGGAATTTATGTTGGAAGAAAGCAGATAGAGTGGATCGTAGGGATAGACGGCAACAAGCCAATATATACACACAAGAGCAGGTCAAACGAGTACTCGCAGGATCTGGCATAACTGTAGAAAAAGAAGCAGACTCAGAGTATATTATATTTTGTCCATTTCACTCAAATCATAGAACTCCAGCAGGAGAAATAAATAAATATACAGGACTGTTCTTTTGTTTTTCTTGTAGCAAGACGGCAGATTTAATAGAATTAGTTATGCATTTTTCTGGCAGAACATATTTTGAGTCTATTAGATTCATTAAGAGTAAGGAAACTGAGACAGACATTGTGTCTGATATAGTTTCTAAATTAGTTGATAAAGAAGAGTTTATAGAGTTTGACGAGTCAATTATTTCTAGATTAAATACTCAAGGCTTATCGTCAGAAAAAAGCATAGAGTATTTTAAAAAAAGAAAGATAACAAAAGAATCTGTTATTAAGTTTAGGTTAGGTTATTCAGAAAATCAAAATATGATTACCATTCCAATTTATAACCACGATAGTATTTGCGTAGGCTTCGTGGCAAGGTCGATAGAAGGAAAAGATTTTAAAAATACTCCAGGACTTCCTAAGTCTAAAGTCTTATTTAATTTGAATAAAGTTAAAACAGCAAGTAGGGTATACGTTGTAGAATCATCATTCGATGCTATAAGGCTTGATCAGGTTGGACTATCCGCAGTGGCAACATTGGGTGCAAACGTATCTTCTAAACAAATAGAACTATTAAAGAAATACTTTAGTGATGTTATTCTTATAGCCGATAACGATGAGGCTGGGGAAAAGATGAAGGACAGATTAATAGATAGACTTGGAGGAATGCTTTCTATAGTTAGTATAGATAGCAAGTATAAAGATATTGGGGATATGGAAGACTCTGATATAATTAGTCTAGACAGAAATTTTCAAGATCAAATTAAGGAGATCCTAGTATGACAAGTAAGAGATCCCACATGGAGTGGTATGAGGCCCTAAAAACTATGGGTCATAAAAAGTATTGGACTAGGGCTAACACTGTGGAGTTTTTTGCTTTTGTTGCTAAAGCAATGATCATTCTTCCAGGACTACTGTTTGACATAAGTGTTTGGTGGTTTTACATATTTGCTTTAGTGTCAAGCATAGGACTTATATGGTCATCTACTATTAAGACAATTCCAACATTAATTTGGTTTAATATATTATGGTCTATCTTAGCAATTGCCTCTATTGCTAAATACTTTGGGTTGATATTATGAGATTAACTATAATTGGCGGAGGTAGTGCTGGATGGATGAGTGCTCTCTTTCTTAAAAAAAGATATCCGCATTTTGATATTACCGTAGTTAACAGCAGTAAACTTGATATTTTAGGTGCAGGCGAAGGAACTGTAGGAAATTCAAATTATGCATTTGAATATATGGAATTAGATCCATTTGAATTTATAAAAAGAACTAAGTCTTCTATCAAAACAGGCGTAAAGTTTACTGGATGGAGTAAGCATAATCCAGAATATTTTATGGGACTTGCACCAGTTGCATATGAAGATAGTTCTATATATCCACAAGTTTTAGCAACAGCGGTTAAAGAAGATGGAAATCTTGACAGACTTAGTATGTATTCTAGACAGGCATATAGCAATAGATTGCCGCTTTTAAGAGATAAGTTAGATCCAAAATATATAAAGGATCCAGCATTTGTATGGCATATGTCAGTTGCTTGGCATTTTGATGCAAGACTTCTTGCTGCATTTTTAGGAGAAAAGGCAGAAGAGCGTGGAGTAAAAATAATAGATAACATAGTATCTGGTTTTAATACAGATGATAGCGGAAACATTAATAAAGTTATATTTGAAGATGAATCAGAAATAGACTGTGATTTTCTTATTGACTGTACTGGATTTCAAAGGTTAGTAATCGGAAAACATTTTAAATCAGAATGGATTGATTATAAGCCCTATCTACCATTAGATACTGGACTTGCATTTACCCTTCCAGTAAAGGAAGAATTGCCACCATATACAGAGTTGATAGCAATGAATGCTGGGTGGGTATTTAATATTCCAGTACAACACAGAACTGGTGCTGGATATTTATATGCATCTAAATATATTACAGAAGAAGAAGCAATAAAAGAAATAAAAGAAAAGTATGGCGATGTTCAGATTATTAAAAAGTTTAATTTCAATGCGGGACACTATAAAGAAAGTTGGATTAATAACTGTATTGCTATAGGATTGTCGTCTGGATTCTTAGAGCCTATGGAGGCTACTACTATTCATGGAACAATTAGAATGTTAAATAAGATTATTGAAACTTATGACTTAGAAAATTATACTCAAAAAGATGTAGATAGTTTTAATAAACATGTACACAAATTTTATGAAGATTGTAGAGATTTTATTGCTATACATTATATAACAAATAGAGATGACTTTCCTTTTTGGAGAGACTATATGAAAGACAATAAGATTTCAGATAATCTAATCAAGTTCCTTGACAAGATTAAAGAGAATCCTGTATACTCTCATGAGGATATGGATTCATGGAAAAATGACCTACACAAGGTTTACTATGGAACAACTGGAATGGACTTTAATGGAGATCGTCTATTAGAAGAAATAAAAGAAAAAGATTATTCTGAAGAACTAAAAAGAATAGATAATAAATTAAACTCAGAGTTAGATAATTATATTAAGAGTAAAGATTTTTTTGATATGATTATGAACGACGAGTGGACAATTAAATAACTATATGGTAAACTAATATATAACTAACAAAGGAGAAAATATGAGCGTTATTAAGGGACTCAAAAACATTAATGCCCTGCTCGATAAGAAAACTGATGAAACTGGTCCAAAGGTTCGCTGGTTAAAGTTGGCAGATGGACAAGCAGTAAAGATTAGATTTGTTGAAGAGTTGGATGAAGATTCAGCAAACTATAATGAAAAGCGTGGTCTTGCACTTGTTGTTAAGGAGCATACAAATCCTAAAGACTATAAGCGTAAGGCAGTAGATACATTAGATACAGAAGGCCGTGACTGGGCTGAGGAGATGTATCGCAAGGATCCAAAGGGTAACAGTGGATGGCGTGGACGTCTTCGCTTCTATTGTAATGTACTTGTGGATGATGGAATTGAAGCGCCATATGTTGCAATTTGGTCAATGGGCGTAAGCAAGCAATCAGCATTCAATACAATTCGTGAGTATGCCCTCGAAACAGGAAGCATCTCAAATATTACATGGAAGTTAAAGCGTAATGGACAGGGAACTGAAACATCTTATACTTTAATTCCTTCCGCTCCAGATAAGGAGCCGTTTAACTGGGATGGCATTGAGCCTTACCAATTGGAGAAGGCATTGCGCCGTGTTCCGTATGCAGAGCAAGAAGCGTTCTATCTTGGCTTTGATTCTCCATCTACTACATCAGCGACGAATATCGACTGGTAGTAGATGAATTACGTACCACTACACTTACATACTCACTTTTCATTATTTGACGGAATTGGGTTGCCGTCTGAATATGTAGATCGTGCTAAAAAGTTGGGTATGCCTGCAATATCAATTACAGACCATGGCTCCCTTTCTGGCCATAGAGAAATGTATCGTGTTGCTAAAGCAAGTGGTATTAAGCCTATTCTTGGCATAGAAGGGTATATGTGTGAAGATCGCTTTGACCAAAGAGACAAAGAAGATCGTACTACACCACTAGACATGGTGTATAACCACATTATCCTTCTTGCCAAGAACAAGGTTGGCTTAGAAAATTTAAATAAATTAAATGAGATAGCATGGACAGAAGGTTTTTATAAAAAGCCTAGAATTGATTTTGAAGTTCTTGCCAAATATAAAGAAGGAATTATAGTTTCTTCAGCATGTCCAAGTGGAATTATTGCCAAGTCCATAGAACTTGGAGAACTTGGAATGGCAAAGAAATATATTAAATGGTTTAAAGAAACATTCGGAGATGATTATTATCTTGAGGTAATGCCTCATAATGATGAATCTATCAATAGAACTATATTGCTATTGGCAGATGAGTTTAAGATCAAGCCAATCGTAACTCCAGACTGTCACCATGTTGATTCATCACAAAAAGAGATTCAAGAATTAAAACTTATCTTAAATACATATTCAAATAAAATTCAGAAAGATGCTACATACGAGAAGTCCAAAAAGCAAGGGGATTTAATGAAGCGTCTTGATTACCTATATGGCGCAGACAGACAGATGTCATTTAATAAGTTTGATATACATCTTCTTTCATATGAAGAAATTCAGGCTGCTATGGAAAAACAAGCAGTATATAGAACAGATATTTATGAAAATACAATTGAACTTGCAAATAAGATTGAAGATTATGAAATACAAGACGGCTTAAACCTTTTGCCAGTTCAGTATAAAGATCCAGATAAGGAACTTAAGTCGCTTGCATATTTAGGGCTAAAAGAAAAAGGTCTTGATAGTAATCAAGAATATATAGATAGACTTGAAGAAGAATTAAAGGTAATTAAAGATAAGAATTTTGGTCCTTACTTTCTTGTTGTTCAAAGCATGATTACATGGGCAAAGAAAGAAGGTATTATGGTTGGCCCAGGTCGTGGATCATCTGCTGGTTCTTTACTTTGTTACGCTTTAAATATTACAGACATTGATCCAATAAAGCATGGCTTGTTGTTCTTCCGCTTTATTAATCCAGAACGTAATGACTTTCCAGATATTGATACAGATATTCAGGACACTCGTCGTGACGAAGTAAAAGATTATCTTGTAAGACAGTATAAGCACGTTGCATCTATTGCAACATTTTTAGAGTTTAAAGATAAAGGCGTAGTGCGAGATGTTGCTCGTGCATTAAATATCCCCTTGGTAGATGTTAATAAAGTATTAAAATTAGTAGATACTTGGGATGAATATTGCAATTCAAAAACAACACGGGAGTTCCGTGAGAAATATCCAGAGGTAGAACAATATGGAGAACAATTACGTGGTCGTATTAGGGGCACTGGCATACACGCTGCTGGCGTTGTCACTAGTAAAAATCCTATTTTTAGGTACGCACCGTTGGAGACACGCAATTCTCCTGGCTCTGATGAGCGTATACCTGTTGTGGCAGTTGACATGGAAGAGGCTGAAAAAATCGGGCTTATCAAAATCGATGCCCTTGGACTTAAAACTTTAAGTGTTATTAGTGACACGGTAAAAGTAATTAAAGAAAGAGACGGCATAGATATAGACCTACTGGGTCTTGATATGTCAGACGAAAAGGTATATCAAATGCTATCTGACGGATATACAAAGGGTGTATTCCAGTGTGAAGCAACACCATATACAAATTTGCTGGTAAAAATGGGTGTTAAAAATTTATCAGAACTTTCTGCTTCAAATGCCCTTGTTCGTCCAGGAGCAATGAATACTATCGGAAAAGACTATATTGAAAGAAAGCATGGCAGAGAGGCTGTAAATTATTTACACCAAGTTATGAAGCCTATCACACAAGACACATATGGGTGTATCCTATATCAAGAGCAAGTTATGCAGGCTTGCGTTGAATTAGGAGGGATGTCTTGGTCTGAGGCCGATAAGGTTCGTAAGATCATTGGTAAGAAAAAAGATGCTAGAGAATTTGATGTTTTTCGTGATAAGTTTGTTGATGGTGCCAGTAGGTTTATTAGTCCTAATCAGGCTCGTGATTTATGGCATGACTTTGAGGCGCATGCGGGCTATTCGTTCAACAAGTCTCATGCGGTTGCTTACTCTACGCTCTCGTATTGGACGGCATGGTTAAAATATTATTATCCAATTGAGTTTATGTACTCTCTACTAAAAAATGAAAAGGACAAAGATGCACGAACTGAATACCTTATTGAAGCGAAAAGAATGGGGATTAGCATTAAACTACCTCACATTAACGATTCGGATATTGATTTTAAAATTGAGGGTAAAGGTATTCGGTTTGGACTCTCGGCAATCAAGTTTATCTCTGATAAGATTGCAGAACGATATATATCGGCACGACCTTTTAAGTCTTACAAAGAACTTGAAGAATTTACATTCACAAAAGGTAGCGGAGTAAATAGTCGTGCATTGCAGGCATTAAGAATTATTGGAGCCGCAACGTTTTCAGATAATCCTCGTAATGATAATGAGTTAAGAGAAAATCTTTATGAGTACTTAGGTCTGCCAGAGTTTATACAAACTGTACCATCTCACTTCCATGCTTTTATTAATCCTATAGAAGACTTTGAAGAAAAGGGATCTTTTATTCTTATGGGAATGGTAAAAGGAATTAAGCGTGGCAAAGGCTGGAGCCGTGTAGAAATTTTAGATAAAACAGGAAGTATAGGTATATTTGATGAAGAGCAAACCACAATTGAGGCTGGACGAAGTTATATTGCACTCTGTTCTGATAATAGAATTGTTAGTGCTATTCCTGTGGATGAAATAAAGAATTCTGATTCTGCACTTATTAAATTTTTGAACTATAGAATGTTGCCGTATAAAGATGACGAGTTGTTTGTGGTATCCTTTAAGCCAAGAATTACAAAGGCTGGTAAAAAGATGGCATCATTAACTTTAGCAGATACGTCTAGAGAGTTACATCCTGTAACTGTATTCCCTACGGCTTTTGCTAAGGCGTATATGAAGATTGAAGAAGGACACGCATACAAGTTTGCATTAGGAAAAACAAAAGACGGAACTGTTATATTGGAGGATATAAATGTCAGTTAGCATAGAAGATGTTTTGGCGCAATTAAGCCCTAAGTTAAGAAAGAATATTTTAGTAGGAGATGCAATTCCAAAAACAGAATATGCAGCAACTCCAAGTTACGGGCTTAACCGTGCACTAAATGGCGGACTACCTTATGGCAGACAGGTCTTAGTATGGGGCAGCAAGTCAAGCGCTAAGTCATCTTTATGTTTACAGATGATTGCCCTTGCTCAACAAGAAGGAAAGGTCTGTGCTTGGATCGATGCAGAAATGTCATATGATAAAGATTGGGCAACTAAATTAGGAGTGGACACATCTAAACTCATAGTATCTCAGGCTCGCACAATAAATGAGATGGTAGATGTTGGAGTAAATCTTATTGAAGCGGGAGTAGATATTATTGTAGTAGATTCAATTACATCATTACTTCCAGCAATATACTTTGAAAAAGATTCTGATGAACTTAAGCAATTAGAAAATACGAAACAAATTGGTGCAGAGTCAAGAGATTTCAGTAATGCTTGGAAAATGCTTAACTATGCTAACAATAAAGTTAAGCCAACTTTGTTAGTTCTTATTAGTCAATCACGAAATAATATTAATGCGATGTATACAAGTCAACAACCTACGGGTGGTCAGGCTACAAAGTTTTATTCATCTACTGTAATTAAGTTGTTTTCATCAGAATCAGATAATCAAGCAATAAAGGGGAAGATCTATGTTGGTGACAAGGCTATTGAAGAAAAGATTGGTAGAAAAATTCGATGGGAGTTACAGTTTTCTAAAACTTCTCCTGCTTTCCAATCTGGTGAGTATGATTTCTATTTTAGAGGCGACAGCGTGGGCATTGATTCTATCGCTGATCTTGTTGATACCGCTGAGTTGATAGGTATCGTTGAGCGCACAGGCGCTTGGTACTTACTGCCAGATGGATCAAAGGTACAAGGTAGAGAAGCATTTGTTAATAGAGTAAGAGAGGATCTTGACTTACAAGATATGATCAAGGCTAAGATTAGTGGATAAATATTCTATTTATGAGGGTAAGTTTCCTTGTAAAACTTGTAAAAAAGAAGTTAGAACAATAAGAGTTTATGTAAAAACTGGCATGGCCTCTTGGATGTGTCCTGAAAAACATTTATCAGAAGTACAGTTATTTAAAGTTGGATACAAGAAGGTAAAAATAAATGACTGAGAAAAGCGAAAGTAAAAGAATAGGTGCCAAACAGCATAAGAATTCTGGTAGAAATACAAAAAAGGGCGATGCTACATGGAATAATTTTACTGTTGACTTTAAAGAAAATAGTAAATCATTCACATTAAATCAAGATGTATGGGCCAAGGCAACAACTGACGCTATCAAAAACGGGAATGATCCAGCCATAGTAGTGGTACTTGGCGAGGGAAGCAAGAAAGTTAGACTTGCTATAATAGAGTTAGAACTACTAGAGCAGATGGTGAATAATGGAACAGAATAACACAACGCTTGAAATGGTAAATGGCTTGTCAGAAATAGCAGAATATATGGAGGATGAAGAGTTAACCGCTGCTCTTACATTTATTGCTAAGATTATTATTAAGCCAGATATCCCTATGAATGTTGCAACTATAGAGATAGTTAGGCTACAGGCAATAGCAGCAAAAATGGCATTTAAAGCAACATGGATGGCTAATGTGGATAAATCAGACAGAGGCAAGAAAAATATTTATTATACTGCAGCAGAGTCTATCAACAATCTTGTATCTGCTCTTAAATACATAACACGATGAGAACTGGTATAATTATACAAACAAAGGAAACTATGACAAAAAATTTATTAAAAGAAGTTATGATTAAGACAGAGACTAAAGAATTCTTTAATTCATTTGATATTAGTGGGATGAAAGAAAAGATAGAGTCTGGATACCTGGTAGGTAGAGAAACTAAGAATCAAAAAAAGAAGACATTTGCCCCCTCTACTTTAGTTTATGGTCACGGAGAGTGTGCAAGATATTGGTATCTTGCATTTGAGGGAGGAGATTTTGAAGATTTCTCTGATGCTTTTGCAGTAGCCAATATGAGCAACGGATCATTGTCTCATGAAAGAATTCAAAAGGCATTGCTTGATTCTGGGATAGCAAAAAAATTCTTAGATGAAAAACATTTTGAAAAATATAAAGAAGAAAAAGATACCACAGAGTTCAAAATTACACATTCTGATCCTCCAATATTTGGTTATGGTGACGGAATAATTAATTGGAATAACGAAGAGATGGTTATAGAAATTAAAACCGCTCAGAGTGACGGCTTTGAATATAGAAAAAATCATTCCAAGCCAAAGGCAGGGCATTTAATGCAATTGCTTATTTATATGAAAATTCTTAAGAAGCAAAAAGGTGTTTTGATTTATGAAAATAAAAATAATCATGAACTTCTTTTGTTTCCTATAGAGGTTAACGGTCATTACATTCGGTGGGTAGATCAAGCGTTTGACTGGATGAGAACAGTTCGTGAGGCATGGAAAAATAAAACTTTGCCTGCGAAGAATTACAGATCTAATTCAAAAATTTGTAAGACATGTCCTTTACAGAAAATGTGCGCTGATGCTGGGGATGGAACTATTAAAATAAAATCCTTGGAGCCATTAGAAAATGAAGAACTGTAAATGGTGTGATAAAGAGTTTTACACTAAAATATCTTATCAAATATATTGTTCTGAAGAATGTAGAGATCTTGCTACTAAAGAAAAAATAGCAGAAAGATATGTACAAACCAGAAGACAAAAAAGAAAAGGTAAGAATAGATTATGCAAGCAGTGTGGAGAAAAACTTTCTATTTATAATGATGATCAGTTATGTTCAAAATGTAACATTAATCCAGGAGATGTTAAAAAAGTATTAAAACAAATAAAGGGGTTTTCGAATGGTAGAGAGTAATCCAAAGACTTTTGTTGCAATCGATGCAAGCACAAATAGTCTTGCTTTTGCTTTGTTTGTTGACAATGATCTTAACAGTATTGGAAAGATTCATTTTGATGGAGACAATATTTATGAAAAAGTTATGGATGCTGGTAAAAAAGTAAAAGCCTTTTTTGATATATATGGTGGGTTTGAAGCGATAGTTATTGAGCATACTGTATTCATGAATAGCCCTAAGACTGCTGCAGATCTTGCATTGGTACAAGGGGCTATCCTTGGGTCAGCAGGACAGTCTGGAACTAAAGTAATTGGAAAGGTATCTCCAATAACTTGGCAAAACTATATTGGAAATAAAAAGATTTCTAAAGAAGAGCAACTTCTTATTCGTGCACAGAACCCTGGAAAGTCTGCTTCTTGGTACAAGGCTTATGAAAGAATGCTTCGTAAAGAAAGAACTATTAATTTTATTAACATAAATTATGATAGAACAATTACAGATAATGATGTTGCAGATGCTTGTGGCATTGGTCATTGGGCTGTAAAAAACTGGAATAAAGCAATTGGAATTGACAAGGGGTAGTCATGGCTGGTAAACTATATACAAACGAACTATGGCTAAAAAAAAGATATCACATGGACAAAAAAACTCCTGAAGATATAGCCAAAGAATGCGGGGTAAGCGTGGAAACTATTTATGTATATTTGGCAAAATTTGGATTAAGGAAATCAAAGAGATGAGTTTAGATCGAGTATTTGAAGACATGAATCGTTTTAAGTGTGAGGACCTATATCTTTTAACAGTGGGAACCTCTGCTGGAAAAGAAATATGGGATTCTTGTCATGAGGTTGCTCATATGTTAATTAAAAAGAATATAGCCTATGGAGACTCAGCCTTAAATCCAGTTCGTGTTTTTAGCAAAGCAGACCCTAGAGAGCAATTACATGTTCGTATAGATGATAAACTTAGTCGTATGATGCGTGGTACAGAATATCCAGGAGATAATGATATTGATGATTTAATCGGGTATCTTATTTTATTGAAGATTGCTAAGGAGAGATATGTCGACTGAAGAAGATTTAGTTAAACATCTTGATGAAATTAACGTTGTTGTTGGAGAGTACCTCAAAGGTAATGATGCAACAAAGATATCTAAAGATTTAGCAATACCACGAACTCGTGTTGTTCAACACATCAATGAGTGGAAGGTAATGGCTTCTGCAAACGATGCAATTCGTGCTCGTGCAAAAGAAGCATTAGCAGTTGCTGATACACATTACAATAAATTAATTGCAAAATCATATGAGGTTATTGATGAAGCGTCAATGACCAATAATTTAGGCGCAAAGACTCAAGCAATTAAACTAGTTATGGACATTGAATCTAAAAGAATTGATATGTTGCAAAAGGCTGGTCTATTAGAAAATAAAGAATTAGCAGAAGAAATGGTTCAGATAGAAAAGAAACAGGAAGTTCTTATGGCTATTCTTCGTGATATTGCATCAGAGTATCCACAAATTCGTGATGAAATTATGCGTAGACTTTCTGATATTGCAAAGAAAGATGAAGTGATTACAATTGTCCACGATGTTTGATGATTTTCTTGAGGCTCTTAAAGATAATCATTTTGAAGAGACTCCAGTAGATGCAAAAACTTTTATAGAGTCTCCAGATTATTTGGGGCAGCCAGGATTATCCACAATTCAATATGACATAGTAGAAGCAATGAGTCAGATTTATCGTAAAGAAGATTTACAATTTATTATGGGGGAAGAAGAGGGGGCAAGGTATTATGAAAAATATACAAAAAACGAAATCATTTTACAACTTGGCAAGGGTAGCGGTAAAGATTTCACCTCTACTGTGGCTTGTGCTTATATTGTATACAAACTACTTTGTCTTAAAGACCCTGCAAGATACTTCGGAAAACCATCTGGAGACGCTATAGATTTAATTAACGTTGCTATCAACGCTCAACAGGCTAAGAACGTTTTCTTTAAAGGTTTTAAGTCTAAGATTGAAAGGTCCCCTTGGTTTGCTGGTAAGTATGAAGCAAAGGTGGATTCAATTAGTTTTGATAAATCAATTACAGTTTATTCTGGTCACTCAGAGCGTGAGTCTCATGAGGGCTTAAATCTTTTACTTGCAGTACTTGATGAAATTTCTGGTTTTGCTACAGAAGTAGGTACTGGAAATGAACAAGGCAAGACTGCTGATAATATTTATAAAGCCTTTCGTGGATCAGTCGATTCTCGTTTCCCAGATCTTGGCAAGGTAGTTCTTCTTTCATTTCCTCGTTATAACGGAGACTTTATTTCTGAGCGGTATGAAGCAGTAATTGCTGACAAAGAAGTAGTAACAAAGACTCATAAATTTATTATTAACCCGCTACTTCCAGAAGATGATAAGGATAACTGGTTTGAAATATCTTGGGATGAAGACCATATTAAATCATATAAATATCCTGGAGTATTCGGATTAAAAAGACCTACATGGGAAGTTAACCCAACAAGAAAGATCGATGATTTTAAGATTGCATTTATGACAGACCTTGGCGATGCTATGATGCGTTTTGCTTGTGTTCCAACTTATGCATCTGATGCTTTCTTTTAGCAGGCAGACAAAGTTAGAGCATGTATGACAGCCAGAAATCCTTTGGATCAATTCAGAAGATTTGAAGAAAACTTTAAGCCAGATCTAGATAAGGTTTATTATGTCCATGCTGACTTAGCGCAGAAGCACGATAAGTGTGCGGTAGCAATTGCACATGTTGATAAGTGGGTTAATGTTCAGGTAATTAAAGACTACGAACAGATATCACCTATTGTCGTTGTCGATGCTGTTGCATGGTGGGAACCAAAAGTAGAAGGCCCAGTCAATCTTTCAGAGGTAAAGCAGTGGATACAAAATCTACGCAGACTTGGATTTAATATAGGGCTGGTTACTTTTGACCGTTGGCAGTCCTTTGATATTCAGAACGAATTGCAGGCGGTAGGCATGAGAACAGAAACAGTTTCTGTAGCCAAGAAGCATTACGAAGACATGGCTATGCTTGTGTATGAGCAAAGACTAGTAATGCCTGCTATCGAACTTTTGTTTGAAGAACTAACAGAACTTAAGATTATGAAAAATGACAAGGTCGATCACCCACGCAAAAAATCTAAAGACCTTGCCGATGCTGTGTGCGGTTCTATTTTTGGTGCCATATCTTATACACCAAGAGACCAAAACCTTGAAGTTGATGTTCACACATTTAGAGGACAGCCCCGCAGAGTTGACACGCTCCCTGAGAACGTGATACAATATAAACCTAACCAAATAGAAGATATAAAAGACTATCTGGATAGATTAAAAACAATATAAATCAAAATGAATAATAAAAGGAGAAAAATGAATTCATTTAAGAAGATCGCTCTTGTCGTGGTTGCAGTCATGACTATGGGCACACTCGTAGTGACACCTGCAAGTGCCAATACCGTTTCAGTAGACGTAACAACTGAAGTATCTGGTTCTGGTACAGCAGCCTCACCATTCACAGTAAAGGTTCCTTCTGACAACGTAGTAAGCGTTGCAGATACCACAACTGCAACAAACAACGAAGCACTTCTTATCACTGCTACAGTAGTTGCTGGAACACCAGTAACATTTACTGCAGTCGGTGCTAATACACGCCTAGTATCTACAGTTGGTTCAACAGTTAATGCATCTGCTGGATCATCTTCAATTACAGTAACGCCTGCTTCAACAACAGCGACTGTATATGCATATACAACAACTACTGCTGCATCTGCGGTTACAGTTTCTGTAACTGGTGCAAGCACAACAATTTATCTTAAGGGTGTTGCAGGTCCTGCATATGAACTTAAGATGTCAATCCCTGCTTCAGGAAATATTTCTGGCAAGGTAACTGCAACTCTTGATGTAGCAGATATTTTCGGCAACGCTGTTGCTGATACAGTAACTGTTACTACTCTTGGTGGCGCAACTGCTGGAAC